AGGTATGCCCTTATAAAGACTTAGGTAGCGCTAAGGACTATATTATTATACTTCTCTTCTTAAACCACCGATGATACGTGACAAGTCGTATATGGGATGAGTGTGAGTCAAGAAAAACATAATCCTATTTACTAGGAAAATATAGTACACTACCCAATGCTATTCTACAAACGGAAGTAGATGAAGTTACTAAAAAATTAGAACCTTACAATGTAAATGTATCTACAGCAGTGTTTTATTAATAAGTTAATGCAGTAAATATTACTGCATCTTTAAGGTGAGAATCCTTGACAATCCTGTGGGGCTTATATCTCGTGTTTATAGTAGTGGTGTCACGAGTATTAGTGCAGACGTTAAAATCAGGAACAACTATATTAGACGGCAATATTACCTTCTTCCAGTCGCAGATGTCATATAGTTTAATATAGCCAAGTTCGTTCGTCCTTAGATTTATGGTATTAGCCATTTGTTTATTTAATCATCGTTTCATTCTTAATTGTACAGATTGATTAATTAAGCATAACAGTAAGCGTACTGTTGTCAGTATATTTATATGTGAATATAGATATACTGATTGCACTCAAAAGCTGGCCTTCACGTGGCGAGTGTGTTAAGTAATAGGTCTAAAAAATCTTCCAGTTTTACCTATGAAAACTAACAGCTACCTTTTTATTAACTTTATATAAAATAGTAAAAAAGAGTATGGTATGCAAAATGAAAGTTTAATGATCATGGAAACATTTTTAAAAGCCTTATTAGTAACATTTATTGTATCAATATCAGGAGTATACTTAGGAATAATTACAGATTGGAAAGAAAGAAATATTAAAATAGGTCTTATAATCGCTATAAGCTGTCTGATGATCCTTCTAACAACTATTGTAATTTTTCTTAATGTTTAATTTAATGCCCAGATGTTGAAACTGGTAGACAATCCACACTTAAACTGTGGTGACCATTTGGTCGTGCGGGTTCGACTCCCGCTCTGGGTACAATTAGTAATTAACATTAAAATCAATTTATGATAAAAGTAATTAAATATTATGAATTAAATCGAATTAGTAGAATATTAGTAATAGCAATAATAACATATATTATTGGCATTCTAATTAAAAGAGAATACGAAGAGTCCAAAACTGTATATAATTTTGTAGATTTACAAATGAAGTACAAGAATTATATATTAGTCAATAAAGAGAGAAGTATTACCAATGATGAAGAATATAAGTTCACATTACGTAATCCTATTACAAACCAAAATAGTACTGTATATGTAAAGTACTATCTATATCATCACGTATATTTTGTTGGAGATACTATAAAGTAACACTTTAATCAATAAAAATATGAAAAGAGAAGAAATTAAATCTTACAAAGATGCTTGTAAAGTAATAGGTAGAAAACCTAGAACTTATAAAGATAAGCATTTAAATCTGTACGAACAGCTTAGTACAATTACAGCTGCTCTTAACTTTATTAGTAACAATAACAAACCTTGGGAACCCAAGTTTGATTATTATTACATCTATTCTTGGTTATATAGAAGAAGTGGATATAATAAATCTGCGGGTGTGTTCCATTTGTTTTCTAACTATGGGTTGGACCCTTCCCCTGCTCGTGTCGGGACATCTCTGAAGATAAAAGAAAGAGAGGATGGTAATTACATAATAGAAAACTTTAAAGAACTACTCCAAGATTGGTTTTGGGGAGATTAATTACTAACTTTAAAACATTATCAAAATGGAAAATGATTTGATGGCGAGACCTAAACCGCCAAGAATAATAGTTTGGGTAGTATTAATAACTCTTGCCTTAATAGGCATGATGGGAGCAATAATTTACGCAGAGCGTGAAAACATTGCTAATTTCTTAAATGGTGTAAACCAAGAAGAAGTACAAGAAGATCCTCAAGTTATCATTGAGGAACCTGTAACAACAATACAGGATATTCTCGACATGAGAGAGCAAATGAGAGAAGATAGAAGAGTTGATAGTGTATTTTTAGCTATGCCAAAGGTAGTACTAATTGATATTTTGATGCAACATGGTACATCGTTGTCTATAAAAGACATGACTTACATATATGAATCAAACACATCAACGTACAACACAGTGTTATCTGGGGCAAGAGCTCAAAAATATCTTGATGACTCTATACAAACTCATGTTATATCGACGGTTGTAAATGACTCTATTCAGAATTAAAACCAAACCTTCTTTCTGTTTTAAATGAATATTAGAGTTTAGTATACTCAGTCTGTGAAGATAGAGTATACGTCCTCAGAAAATGACAAGCATGTGGGGCGTAAGTATATACAGCAAGATTATCGTTTATCCTCATTTATACAGGTTAATTGCGCAACTGTAAAAAACGGGATTGATAGAATAAATGGTATATATGATCGTGCGGACGTTAAAACCATGTACTCCAATAAGATTTAGTTTGACAGCTATTTCTGCTTATGAGTTAAAACTGTAGTGAGAGTCATAGTAAGTAACGATTGTGGTCGTTTATCTTTGTCTTATAACAAATGCTATAAACTAAGTTGGCACTAACTTAATTAAATCCTGAGTGCCCAGGCGTCATTATTAACAATTTAAATTTTTTAGAAACATGAAAAAGATTGGAGATTTTTTATTTGTAGAGCAATGCTTTACAGATACTGAAGAAACAAAAACTGCGGTAGTCAATATTAATTATATTGACAGCATAACTCAGAGCTGCAATGACAAACTTGGAGACATTGTAGTCATAGAGACAGATAATGCAAGAATTATCTGTAAAGATCCAGATAATTTCTTCACTGAATTTGAGAACTTAATTTCAGAGGAAGAAGAATGGTAGTCAATAAAGTAAAAGAAGGTCGTAAGTTAACTGAGATAAAGTTCAGTAACGACCACTATCTTGCAAATCTATTAGCTACTACTAAAGTACTTGGTATATCGTTAGAACGAGCTAAAAAGCTATGTAGAACAGTACCAGGTAAAAGAGTAGAGGTTAATCCACCTATTGAAATTATCAGTAAATTAAATACTGATAAACTATTTGAAGAATTAGAGGAATATGAAATAGAAGTATCTATCAGTATTCCTAGTAAATAACTTATCAAAAGTAAAATATGAAAGCAATTATTATTACATTTAAAGGAGAAATAAAAGATGAACATACACTAGTAACATCTTTAGCATCAAATATAGCAAATAATACAGATGCTAAGAACGTAGATGTAAGTATCTTATCAGATGAAGATGTGATGAGTGCTATGATAGCTAAATGTTTAACTCCAACTGATGTAGCAGTAGATAGACCATCTAATCCACAAATACCAGTAATAGAAGACTTCTGTAAGAAGATTGTTGCATCTATTGGTTCACCTGTACTTAAAACACGAGGGTTATTAAACTCAGAACTATGTAAGTTCTTATTACAACAGAATCGTGAAGTTATTAGTGTTCCAGTAAGTATTATTGCTAAAGTAAATACTACTTCTGCATATTACGAACATCGTAAGGTACTAAAGGAATACGGTTTATCCGCATTACCTGAGTTATTACGAGATATTAATCCTCTATTTAAATTTTATTAGTATGGCAAAGAAGAATAATGAAGATCCTCCAAAGGAATTTAAAAAGAAGCCAAAACATAAAAAGATGGAGCCCTATAATCGTAAGAAAGCATGGAAATAGATAATAATTGTCCTACACTTGATAATCACATCAACTGTAGTGAATGTACTCATGAGTGTAAACTCAGAATGCAACCAAAGAATAGTAAAGAAGTAGAGGTTCCGCCAGAGCCTCTACTTAATACTATATATTACTAATTTAAATTGTTAGTAAAATGGTGGATTCAGTCAACCTAAAGAACTGTTTAAGACTAGAACCCTAATGGAAATTGTTAATCAAGAGTACAATGGACTATACAACGGTCAACCACATTATATGTAGGTCAGGAGAAGGCAGGGAGTCTCCTGTTGAATAAGAAGTACGAATAGACAGGAACAGTTCTTTTAACTATTACTTAAATTTATCAAAAAGATATGAGTAGAACAAAAACAAAACGCATAAAAGCTCTAAAAGAATTTATAGAGCTAGAAAAATTGAACAAAGAGCCAGTACAAGAATATATTGACTGGGCTGAAGAGGAAATAGCTAAACTTGAAGCATACTTAAAAAAAGAGCATCAAAGAGTAACTAATTACCTTATTCTTACATCTATAAATCGTAAGAAACGAGAGACAGCTTATGAAAATCGTAAGCTAATAAAAGCAGGTAGTAGAGAAAGCTGTCGTCAACGTAAAATTCGATTAAATCGAGAACGTAGACAAGCACTTAAAACTGCTTAAGATGTCATATTATATGACTAATATAGTTATTACTCCTACTCTATACGAGGAGAAAAGATTAGAAGCTATATCATACTTTAGTAGATGTAGTAAAGAAGCAGCACTAAAAATTCATAAAAAGAATAAGTATAAAGATATCAAATTAAGGCTAAATATTATAGCAGTAGCTATAATAGAAGCTAAAAAGAGATATTTTGACGACTGTTCTTTTATTAAGATTATATTATAGTGTTAAATAAATTTATTGTTAAATCAATTAAACTGTATTCAAAATGGCAGAAACAAAGAAAATGAACATCCTTACAGAGGATGTAAATGGAGAAAACATCCAGGATGTAATTGCTAACTCAAGTAAGGTAACTGAAGAAATTGCTGAAGAAGCAGCAAAGAAAATTGCTGAACGACGCAAGGAAAAGTTAACGAGAGACCTGGTTAATGTTGTTCAAAAGAGTGAATATACAGTATCGTCTGCGGTACTGCAAGTAAGACGCTCTAATAGAACAAACCAACGTATTAAACAGTATCTAAAGGATCTTGCTGCACTGAAAGAAGATGTTGTGAACGGAAATAAGCCGGTGTCCGCATGGGAAGAAGAAGCTCGCAGCTTAAAGAAGCAGTACGACAAAGATCTTATCGAGATTGGAAAAGATATCGATAAGTCCTTAAGTGAACTTAACGAATTGTTCCCAGACTCGTGGAACTGGAGATACAATGAATTAGTTCCTGGTATTAACAAGTAACTAATTCAAAACAAATAAAAGAGGTTCCAAGCTTAGAATCTTTGAATCAATAGCTTTAGTATGTGAGTCGGAAATAGTTCTTTTGAACTCTAGGGCCTGAGGCATACAAAGACCTGAATTAACAGGTCTCATACAGAATTTTTAAATCAGTTATGAGGAACTACCGTGAACTACTGATCATAAGTCTGAGATCGCGACAATAAGATTGTCCTCTAGAAATAGAGAAAAGCCTTAGTCGTGACATCAAGTTAGACTGAATAATATGAATCTTTGAATCGCTTAAAGTATCTATACTTTAACTATTATTCGTGTATTATCAAGATCAGTATAAGAGAACTAACCATTCTCAAGACCATAGGGTATATGACTTTGGTCGGTCATATACCCACAATAGAGTAGGTATAATACCGAACTGTAAAAAGAATTGACTGTTAGGTCTATTTATGCCTTCAGGTGACCGCGGGGCAGTACCGCGCACATCCACTAAAAAAATATAATAAGGGTGTGAAATAGTATTGAACCGTTGAAACAGAATAGAATAGGTCAATAAGCAGATAACTGGCAATACAAGTTATATAATGGACTACACTGGTATCGCAGCGTGATAACAGAGTCCAACGGCTAAGCTAATGTCGTAGAAAGCTGGAGCATATCAGGCTAGATCAGACGTAGGGGCTGTGAAGGGTTCGATTCCCTTCAATGCTACAATATTAAGTTTAATCAATAAATTAATTTGAAATGGGATTAATGAATTTTATTAGACAGAATCTTCCAGAATCATGGGAGAAAGCTGCAACAGAGATGAGAATGAAGACTGAATTAATAACTCGTCTTCATAATGTAGTACCTCGTGCTTATAAGAATAAGTATCACTACAAAGAAGGAATATCTTATATTAGAAGAGTATTCAATACTAAATGTGACATAATACATTTAGTAGATGCTACTGATATAGATATCACTAAATGGAATGAATTAAGTAGTAAAATAAAAGAATACGAATATCAATGCGTGTAAGATATTTTGCTTGGTTTGACTCTAAACATGAAAGAACAGAGTTCATTAACTTGCTCAGGTCAGCTAAATCTGACATTGATGCAGTTAATAAAGTGATGCAAAAGTATCCAGAGTTAACTTTATCAGAAGTATCTGGAATAGTAAATAACTTTAAAAAAGAAATTAATCAACCATGAGACTCAATCATCCTGGTATCTACAGAATTGTAGGTGAAAACTTTGAGCTTCTTGCCAATATAATTGGAGAAGTTCCTTGTATGAGAATTACTTCTGCACTATTAGTTAATAACCTAGTACAGAAAGGAGAATTCACTGTACTTCCTGAAGACTCTATTGAAATTCAGAGTGTATTAACAAATCCTGACAAATTTGTTTTTCTAGAGTATGAATACTCAGAAATATGTTCATTACCATCTTATCGTCAATCGATACATGGTACAAAAATGCCTAATATAACTGATGAACAGTTAAAGACATTTACTAATAAATACCTCGAAGATATTGGAATATATGGACGAGGTGTAGCTGCAACTAAAGCTTATATATTAGAAACTACAGGCTGGTCATTAGCACAAATTAATGTAGTACTAATGAAAATAGCTAAAAGAGTAAAGCAGCAATATGGTAGTTTATAGTTTAACAAACCATATATATACCACTTGGGGAGTTAAATATAGTTCATTTAACTGGCGACCTGAGTGGTATACCTTTTTAAGAATACAAAAAAGGGAATTAAATGAATTAGAGTTTCATAAGTCTTTTAAGATACAAACTGTAAAACACTTAGTATCTTGGTTCGATACCCAAATACTACAGAAAATAGGAGTAGATAAAGATTTAACTCTAAAAGTTCGTATAAGAATATTATGTGGATTAATCAATAATACTCCTACTAGTGTACTTACTAGACCTATGAAGATAGAATTCATGGAATGCATATGGGATACTTATAATAAATTCTACAAAGATTGGTATGAATATTATTGTAGGAATATACTAGAATTGCCATTTTAAGCTTATAGAGGTTTGATCGCCTCTATAAGTACTAATAAAAGTTTGAGGGCTGTGACCTACATGACACTGAGATTAGATTAAATTCTGACAGTAGAGCAGCAGTGTGGAAGGATGGTGTGTCAAACAAAACTTTATAAAAGCCCGTAATTATGACAGATGAAGAAAGACAACAGCTTTTAGATCTGATCAAGCAGGCTAAAGAAGGTAAACAATATGCCTTCACACAGCTTTATAATCGTTATCACAGAATTATATACAATACTATATATAATATTGTACACAATAAAGATGTAACAGATGACTTAGTATCTGTAACGTTTACTAAAGCTTTCTTTAAGATAGCTAGTTATGTTAATCATATTTCATTTGAGATGTGGTTAAAAACTATCGCTATAAATAGTAGTATTGATTATATACGACGTACCAAAAAAGAGAAGTATGATTATGAATTAGATAATGATAATAACTGTCTACAGGTAAGCAGTTCGGCCGACAGCTCACCAGAGGATTTGTACATATATCATGAGACAGATAGTAAGTTATCTGACGCACTAAGCAGACTTCGCTATAAGTATAGGTATATACTTGAACTACGCACAGTTCAGAATCTCTCTTACAAAGAGATTGCTGAGCATCTTGAACTCTCTGAGTCTCAAGTGAAATCTCGCCTTAACAAAGCGAGAGAGAAATTAAAACAATTGTTAAACTAAAAACATTTACTAATTATGACACCAGCAATTATTGGTCTACTAACTGTAGCATTTATCCTTGCGCGATTATTTCGTAGTACAGGAATGTGGTGGAAACTTGTTTTCGCCATTATGGCTGGTCTATTAGTAGGTATTTTGAGTAAGGAAGTAGTTAAGTCAGATAATGATAAAACTACTTCTCTTACTAGTTTAGTTAGCACCATGAGTAATGATGATGCTTTAACATGCATGCAAAGCTTAGTAGCTACAGTGACAGAAGGTACTACCGTTCGCCTTACTGGGGTTGCAGGTTACATTGTTAAAGATGAAGAATTATTCGATGCACTAACTAAAAATAATACTTTTACTAATGGACGTGACTCACCAGAAATAGAGGATGATAGTTAACCTCTTAAACTAATCTATCTTTTTAATTGTACTTAATAATAATTTTTTATTTTAACACTTTAAACATTATCAAAATGGCAAAAGAAATGAGTAAGGCTGAAAGAAAGGCAGCCTTGAAAGCAGCAAAAGCAGCAGCAAAAGCAGCAGCAAAAGCTGAAACTAAAGTAAACAACACTGAGAACAAGAAAGAGGAAACTAATCCTCAGGTAGATAACAAGCCGAAAGATGCTAAAGTAGAGGATGCAAAGAAAGCTCCTACTACAGCTAAGGAAATTAAGGTTCAGGCGAAGAAGGATGCCCCTAAAAGTCCGGATAAGCCTAAGAAGAAGGAAGAGAAAATTCCTACAATCATTCCTGAAGATGCAACAGGTAAGAACAGCCCTGAAAAGAAAGCTGTAGAACGTGCTGCAAACCTTATCACAGGAATTCCTACGGCCGGTATACCTATTGGTTCAAGAGAATCATCTGTTGATGGTAAGGCTATGTTAGCATTTGTAATGCAACAGCGTTATGCTAACAATGAAGAACTCAAGAAGCAATATCCTGAGTTATATGCAGACATCAATCGTAGCATTGATGTAGTTACTTTGTTAGCTCTTGTCGATGTACGTCAAGACTTGTTCGACCGTGGTGAACGTGGCGAATTGCAGTTACAGATAGCTGCAGACCAAGTATTACCGCTGCAAAGTATGGCAGAAATGCTAGGTATTAAACTAGCTCCTGCTAAAGCTCTGCCTGGGAACGATGGACAAATGTCTATTAACTTCTCAGAAAGTGAAGTACCTACAGAACTTGCAAACAGCAAGCCAAAAGTAGAAATTCCAGAGCTTGATCCTAACAAGATTGCTAATGATGAGGAATTGAAAACTGCCCTTAATTACCTCATCTCTAAAGAGAAAAATGTGGCAGAAAATATAGTTAACACTGTAGAATGGTATCGTGTATATCGTGGCCTGAAAGAAACTGATGCAGATAAGAAGCTTGCATTAGACGAGAAGACAGTTACAGATTGGATCAATGAGATATTCTCTATTATCCAGCCTACAGCTATCTTGCGTGGTTTAGGTCGTGCTGTATACTTATATACTTCACAGACAGGTTCACCGTGTATGGCTCACTCTATCATACATACGCACATGTCTAAAGCTGGTTGGAGTGAAGAACAGGTAGCTGAAGCATTACGTGCTTTAATTGGAGAAAACTTCCGTTATAAACTGAAGGATGATCCTGAAGCAAAGCCTGAAGAAGATAAGGCAATTAATGCTATTACTGGCTTACTAGGCAATGACTATATTGATAAGTTATTTGCTGACTATACTATTACTACTGATGGTGTAGAAGACAGTAAGAAAGTTGAACTTGAAGCTGCACGTGAAGTTGCCCGTAAGGTTCTAGGGAGTATTCGTACCAATTACTTTGACAAACAGAAGGAGACTCCTACGCTTGATAAGATGCGTATGGTAGTAGGTCAGATTATTAATCTGTATCGAAATCCGGCTGATCGTCTTGCAGAGTATTGTCAAGGAGATTTAATCGCTCCAAAGGAAGACGAATATCCTAAGAATGAAGAGAAATCTGAAGGGACTGAAAAAAAAAACTAAACTGGTTTAAAAAGTTTCTTTTAAAAATTCATATCTTAGAAGAATAACCATTCTAATAAATATCATATCAAATGAATAATAGAATGTTAACTGTAGTTGGAATGTTTGTTGTCAGTGTATTCATTGGTAGGCAAATGTTTGCAACTACAGAAGTTATACAGGCACAGCCTGTTATACCCTCTATAGTGGAGTTACCTAACTTCCCTAAAGTAATAAAAGAGGAGAAAAAGTCTGTAGATGAGATAAATGTCGAAGTCGACTTATCTACATTAGAAGTATCTGTGAAAGGAACAACAGACGCAAAAGTGAATGTAAAGACTACTGGTGAACCAAAGCCAGTAGTTAAGTGGAAAACTAAAGTAATAGAGAAGACGAATTCAACAGGATATCCAAAAGTAAAAGCTATAAGTAGGGTATCTGATGACGAATCACCGGCAACTCCATTAACAATAGTAGACAAATATGAACAATAAAATTATACTTCAGCAAATGATACGTTTATCACGTATTATTAAGGACTCGAGAGAAGCAAGAGCTAAACTAAGTTCTATACAGTCTCAGACTGAATATTTTATAGTAGAAGGTATTCAGTCTACTTTTATTAGAGACCAAGCTAACAGTAGTATAACTAATTGTTTATATGTAGAACAGTACTTACGTTCGTCTGTAAGTAATGCTTGTAAATGTTTGGATGGTTTTGATGCTTCAAAGATGGAGCCAATAGACTACATCAGTAGTAGTGATGTAAAAAATAAGTTTGTCGACATATGTCTAGGTAAGAAAGTAGTAGCCTCTATTAATCTTACCACTGGTGAAATAATAAGCATCAATACACCAAAACAAGGATTAACGGCTAAAGATGACAGCCCTACGGTAAAAAGTTAGTGATAATAACCGTATAATAAATACTATAATTATATCACAGTTCGAGAGGAGTAAAACTGTAGCGTAAATCACTCCGAGGAAGTCATGCGGTAAAGTATACAATAATACTGGTCGCACCTGTCAGGGAGCTTGGAATCATTTCTCCATGGCCCGAAAAGTTACATGATCCGAGAATATGTTAGTAGCTAAAACTATGAGATTACTCAAAAGGTAGGGTGTTAGCTTATGTAATTGAAAACTACATAAGAGGGGATGAGCGTGTACAATCCTCATTAGGAAGTGAGAACCGTTTGGGGACTTCTAAAGACGCAGTACTAAAGCGAAGACACACTGAGTGCTAAACAGTACAAAGGGAACGAAATCCCTATATCCGTATTAGTTTATCAAAAGCAGAATCAAAAAGGGATATAAACACGATGACGAAATAGGGACAATCCGGTTCCTAACTTATTCCTTTGGAAAGAATAGGTAAAGCCGAGAGGCAAAGGTTAGTTTCACCTTAAGCAAGCAGCCAGCTCGTGGAAAAAAAGAGATTGCAGATAACGCATTACCGGTCTCCAAAATCGGTTAACAAAAGCGCTACTGTGCGTCCAGAAAGGAAAACAGGCTAACTCTAGTGTTCAGTATACATCAGCTGTGATGCAATATGCAATTGTGGATATTGGAACTTATACTTATGAAGGGAGTAAACTACTAATACTAATGTAAGGATAACCGTGTTATGGTACATACTTATACAAAGTAAGGATATGAAAGCTGGAAACGCAATGATCCAAGAATTAAACATGCAAACGTTAAAGCTTGACTGATTATCGTGGAGCAGGAGCCAATCCTGTACATTATCGTAAATAGTGTGCTGTAAAAGAACTTGCGTATAAGGGATGAGGTATATGAGATTGATACCGTCTTTCAAGTCTAAGGTGACTCATGAGTTTTGTCGTGTAGATGAGTATAATGTATGAGAAATGACGAGACTAAAATATAATAGTCTAAAATGCGAGTATGAGGGCGCTATAACCCTGAACTTAGAAGCGGGCACCTTTAGCAAGTGTTATTACGTGGTAATAAATAAGATTAGGAGATGCAGAGAAAACTCCTTGTAAAAAACGGCAGAGCTTAAGCATTTCAAGATATGTAAATGCCTTTGATTTATTATGCTAGTTCACACCAGAATTTTGGATAATAAACATCGTTATGGATTAAGGAAGTAAATAGAGTTATTAAAGATGCTTTAGAGTTAGAATCCTAAAACCAGTTTAGTAATAATTATAGTATATGATGATATACTTAATGAATCAATTTTACTTACGCTGAGTAGAGTCAGCTATGACAAAATGAACTCTAATTGTTTAACTTTTTAATTAATTGGGAAGTCCAATGATAGTACAGAGATTTCAAACTACTATTATAAAGTAGGAGTTAAGGAGTACGAGTCACCCCGACTGCCAACCGACATTGCTGACTGTTAAGACACTCGTAAAGTACAATGCGCAACATTGTATGTGAGAGAACGCTGAGTCGTTAGTTACCTGTGTTGTTTCTTACACTGTCTCTGTAAGGGCAATAGTACACTTATGATGAAAGTATTCCATAAGCAAACAAGGAGACGATGATAGGTGGAAATCCTAATGTTCGTGCAGTATAAACAAACAAATCCTGGAAATGGTATAGATGGGTCATGCTATAAGCAATGAGTCTATGATTTTAGTAATGTTAGATTAAACAACCGTAATTCTGACGAATTTCGATAATACCGGACATACTCAGTAGGTTCTAAGGAACTGATGATAAAGTGGCTTATATCGCATCTAATCGCGTTATACGCTTACGGTGAGAGGTGCGTTGAACATCGCATAAGTTGAATTTCAACCGTCGAAACGGGACGATAAAACTAAGAAATAGCAGAGATTATCAGAAGTAACTCACAGAGTATTTCTCATAAATTTTCAATTTATTATTTTTGTGCTTAGTAGATTATGTGATTGAGTTCACCTATTCCAATTTTGAATAGCTATTAAATAATCGAACGGTGGAGAGATTTTATCAATTTTTTTGTATAACTATGTTCGTATTGGTATATCAAGTACGGACTCAAAAAGGAACATTTTTATGGAAAATAATATTAATAGAGCTAACACTCCGGGTTTAGCAGCTCAAATTTTAGCTCGCTATCGGCAAACAGCCCAGAAGTTTGGGCCTTTCTTTGGACAGCAGATATTTACAATCGTAGCACAGACTCCTGACCTTAAGTGGAAAGAAGATGTAGCTACAGGTAAGAATACTTTCCGTCAGGAAGTAAAAGCTTATATTCTCAAGGCTATTGATGTTGAGTCAGTTAGTTTACTTGAGAAGGATGTTGATGGACGTCCGAAAATCATTTTGAATGAAAAGAAGAATGATCCGTCATTAGTCTTTGAGCTTGCTGATCCTGAATTTACTAAAGCAACACGGCAGAATGTAATTGAGTGTATTGAACGGTTGAGTAAACCGGGTTCTAAACCTATGTTCTTTACAGCTGAAGAACTTCCTATGTTGAATGACTTAACTAAGTTATCCAACCAGAGTGTGTTGAACTTCTATGAAGAGATGACACGTAAGTGTATGCAGTTAGCTGAAACTGTCCGTAGTTATATGGATATGAATCAGCGTATGCAGGTTGAGTATTTACGGCAGTGCGGTTTAGATAATCAGGAAACTGAAATTCACGTAACTGCTACGATTACTGAAGAAAAATAGTAGAAGCTTATGAACGGCAGACTTTCTTCATTGCGTGTAGAACTTCTGCAAATTCTAATATGTTCTGAGCCAGCCATATTGTCTAAAATTCAGATTTGGAATGGAGGACGTACCGAAACACCTAAAAAAGTAAGTATTAGAGAAGATGGACGGGTCTTTCTATTTTACGGAAGTGGGCCATTATGGTGGCAAAGATTATTTAATACTTATGAATCGGTAAGTATTATAGATGCTTCTATTAGTATAGCAGATGCAATTACTGGGTCAAATTCGACTCGAAATGAATATGCCTTTGACGAGATTACTAAAAGTATAATTGATGAGGCAAAGAAACGTAAAGATTTCGATTGTATAGTTGATATTTTGTTTGATTGTATGCGGAATTGTTCAGATGGGGAACTACATTCTAAATGGATTAATCAAGAGAATATCAAAAAATATGCAAGAGAAAAGGGTATAACCAACGTTGAAGACATTAACCTTGAAGGGCTTAATGGAATAGTTGGAATTAAGACTGGTGGACGGGTTATTCCTATAGTACTCGGCCAGTTAAGAAAATTTAGAAAATATTGATTTGGATATTATCTTAAAACAACATAATTTCATAGTACTGAACTGGGTACTATTTATAGTAATTACTGCTGAATTGGGCAGTTGTTACTACACAGTCCCTTAACTCAATTGAATAGAGTAACACACTTCTAATGTGTAAGTTATGGGTTTGAATCCCATAGGGACTACTACTGGTAGATGTAGTTTGGTCGAGTATTTAACATTTAAAAACATTAATCAATTATGAAATCAATTACATCAATATATTTGCTCGGAGATAAGAATAAAGGTAAAATCGGTCGTATTAAGGAAATTTCTAATGAAATTACTTTCTATTGGAATAAGATTAAAGAAGAAAATGTTATTCCAAAAGAGGCTAAACGTAATTATGACTTAAAAGAGTTACTTCAGAAGATTAAAACTCTATCTGAAGAACGCATATTATTAAAACTGTATATGCAGTGTATTAATATGGGTTATAAGAAGTTTACCGAATTACCTAAAGATAATAACTATCTTAACATCTTTACTTTATGTGAAAAGACTGAACAGTTGTTTCACTTAAGTAAGATTAAGACTCTTGATCCGAAGCTTAAACGTTCTAAAGGAAAGAAGAACCTAGATAAAACTGAAGAGCTTACTTCAGCTTATATTGCAGGTCTAAAAAATAAATTACAATTAGAAATTAACAAAATCAATAAAGACATTACAGATTTTAATGAGAAAGCAGAACTTAATATTGAAGCTCCTGCTTTAGCATTAGCTGCATAAATAATATTTAAAGGGGTAAATCCCCTTTAAATTAGTATTAACATTTTAATTATCAAAATTATGAAAAAGATATTAGCAAAGAAAAATAAGAGAACCGGTATAAAGAATCATAGAAGTAATAAAAATAAGTTTCGTAGAAGCTATAAGGCTTATCAAATAATGACGGTAAGCAAGAAACCGGGACCATCTGGAGTCATTAAATATGATGAGAATGGGAAAGTAATAGGATTTGCAAAGTGGGCAGGAAATAAGAAGCAGTCTGAATATACTACTAAAGTAGCAAAAGATGCTATGAATGAAAACAAATCTATAAAACAATCTAAAAAAGAATTAATCAAGAATATTCTTATGAAAGCAGGATATGATCCTACAATACGATATACCCGTAAAGAGAAGAAACATTTTACGCGTATAGTTAAGAACAATATGTTCACTAAACCTAAGGGAGTTACGTTAACAACTGAACAAATCAAAGAGAAAATAAAAGCTGATAAACTTGCAAAGAAATCTATGCAAGCTAAATTTGATGAATCAGTACGTAATAATCCTTTAACTCCTAAAAAAGGTAAACAGATGGCTCCTAGTGCCGCAGAACTATCTGTTAAAGAAAAGCCTAACAAAAGAAACTTTCAATATGCTATACAGAGAAAATGCTCTGATAATGATATGAAAGTATATGATTTTGCTACTGGAAACTTTGAAGCATCTACTAGAGATGAAGCAAAGAATAAAGCTGCCAAGTTAACTAAAAAGTATAAGAAAGATACATCATTTACAGGAGTAACTGTAAAAGATATTGAAGGAGATAATAGTATAACTTATTATAGCCGTAATAAGTTATTAGCAGCATAAAAACATAATATTTCTGTTTCCATAACTTAAACTGGTTTCTCATGTAGCTCAGTGGTAGAGCCGCTACTATGTAGTGTGATTGCGTTGGTTCGAGTCCAACTATGGGATCTAACTTTAAATACTTATAATATGATTATACGAGGAAAAATAGTCTACGTATATGATATTGAGGTATTTCAAAATATCTTTCATTGTTCGGTAAAAAATACAGAAACAAACAACATCTATAAGTTTGAGATATCAGAAAGAAAAAATCAACTAAGAGAATTAGTTAAGTTCTTTAAACAAGTAGATAAATACATTACTTGGGGAGATTATTATACTACAAATATTAACATTCCAGCTAATGTTATATTTTGTGGCTATAATAATTTGCATTATGATAATCCTATAATTAATTATATAATTGAGTATGAGGATAAATTAATGCAATATAATATACCTACTATATGTAGTTCTATATTTAATCTAAGTAAGACCATAACTACTTCAAGCGAAGATAACATAGATGCATGGAAACATTGGAAGTATCAAATATGGTTTGATACTTTTGATATTCTTACTATGTTATATTCTAATAAACTTAGAGTAGGTTTAAAGGAAATACAAGTAACAATGCAATATCCTAATGTACAGGAATTTGTATGTGATTGGACTAAACCACTTCCTTTAGAAGATTTTGACTCTATGATAGATTATAATATCAATGATATTGAATCTACTTCAGAATTACTAAATAGATGTAAGAAAGACGTTGATTTACGAATCGCTATCGAAGATGAATATGGGGTAAGAGTACTCAGTAAAGACGGTGTAAACATTGGAATGAAGATTTTAACTCAGAAATATCTTGAAAAAACAGGTCTAACTTGGTGGGATATTAAAGATTTAAGATCTCCAATGAGTGTAATACCATTGAAAGATGTAATATTACCATTTATTAAATACGATAGTCCTATTTTACAAAGAGTACTAGAAGATATGAAAAATCAGATAGTATCTCCAGGTAGAAAAGGATATGAAAATAAGTTTGTATTTAATAATTTACGCTATTCTGTAGGAGTAGGAGGTATTCACTCTGTGAATAGTCCTGAAATCATTATTCCTAGAGATGATGAAATGCTCATAGATATAGATGTAGCTTCACTATATCCAAGTATGCTTATAGAATATGAATTCTATCCTAAACATTTAGGTAAAGAATTTTTAGAAGTATATAAGCAAATTAAAGATGAGCGAATTGAAGCTAAACACAATGGCGATAAAGTAAAGAATGAAACTTTAAAGTTAGCTTTAAATGGTTTATCAGGTAACTTACAGAATGAACATAATTTCTGTTATAGTCCATTTGCAGTGATGCAAATTAGAATTAATGGACAGTTACTATTACTTATGTTAGCTGAAAAATTAACTCAAATTGGATGTCGAATCGTCCAAGCAAATACTGACGGTTTATTCGTCTTACTAAAGAAAGATGCATATTCTAAAGTAAACAGTATTTGTAGAGAATGGGAACAGCTTACTAAACTTACCTTAGAAGAAGATCGTTTTAAAGCAATGTATCAATATGCTATTAATGATTATTTTGCTATTACTGAAGATAACAAAGTAAAAGAGAAAGGGATGTTTATTACTGCTGTAAAATTAGGTAAAGGATTAACTCCAAAAATTATACCTAAAGCAATAATAAGTTTCTTTAAAGATGGAATATCAGTTGAAGATACAATTAAGAATTGTACAGACATAAGAGATTTTCTAATGTCTGAGAAAACTGGTAAACAATGGCATGTTGAATATATGAACGAAGAGCAACAGAGAACTAATCGTTTCTATGCATCTACTAATGGTGGATACTTGTGGAAATGGAAAGATACTGGCCATAAAGAAGGTGAAATTATAACATACACTGAGCCATATGTAGGAGAACATAAATATAAGGCTTCTGCAAGGCAGTATCAGAATATGCTAACAGCATCTGGCGTTACTCTTCTAAATAAGTTTGATGATAAACCAATTGAAGAAAGAAAGATTAATTATAGGTATTACATTATGGAAGCCTATAAGATAATCAGAGATTTGAAACCGTTACAATTGAGCCTATGGGATTAACAGAGGCTTATCAGATATATTTCAGACAAACCATAAGCTTATATAATATATAAGACTATGATTTTAGAAATAGACACTTCTATCTTAGATAGAATACCAACTTTATCTATTAATCAATTAGTATTCCTAACACTTGTATTGAATGATATCAAAACAATCAATCAAGACATTCAGAGACTTCTCAGCCTAGTTAATGAAGAAGAAATACAAGAGTTAGAGACTCAAGGTTTAATTTCTATCCAATATGATAGAGATACCCAAGTCATAAGTAAAACAGAAAAACTAGAAGGACTTCTTAAAGAAGATAAAGCTATGTTTGATATGTTTTATGACCAATTTCCAGTTTATGTTATGAGACCTGATGGAACTAAAGGATTTCTCAGAGCTAATGTAAACAAATGTAGGAAAGAATATAATCGTATCATAGGCAAGTCTAAAGCAATGCATGAACACATTATGGATTGTTTAAAATATGAAATAGATGAGCGTATGCGTACAGGTAAAATAGGTTATATGAAGACTATGTGGAAATGGCTCACTCAACACGAGTGGGAAACTATTGAGGAACAAATGAAAGTAGAAACTCCTAACCAAAATTACTATAATTATGGAACAGACATCTACTAAGACACTAACATTTAGACACATATCCTCTGCTACTAATGAAGCAGTAGAATATATTCGTAAGAGAAAGAATCATGAGATTGTTTCTTTACGTACTAGATGGAATAAGTTTAATAAATCCTGTATGGGAGGCATTGAACCTAATACCATATATACTATTGTAGGTATATCTGGTAGTGGCAAAAGTTCATTTGTAAATACGCTTGAAAGTGATTTAATAGACTTAAATTCTAATCAGGATGTAGTAGTACTTAATTTTTCATTTGAAATGTTAAGTTCTAGACAAGTAGGTAGAAAATTGAGCAGTAAGTTAAGGCAAACTACTGCTCAGCTATATAGTTCTAGTAGTGATTTAGACAATACACTATTAGAAGAAGTAGAACAAACTTCTCAACAGATAAAATCATATCCGATATATTATGTAGATACACCGGGTACTGTTGCAGATATAGCATCTACCATTGATTACTTTTATGAAAATAAAGCTAAAGGCAAGAAATTTGTGATTATACTTGATCATACTCTACTTGTTGAAGGTCAAAATCGTGAAAGTGCACTACAAGTGATTTCTGATTTACAGAAACTGTTTATTAGAGTAAAAAAGTTTCCAGATACTACAATAATACAGTTATCACAGATGAATCGTAATATCGAAAATCCTGAAAGAATTAATAATCCATCTATGCATTATCCAATGCGTAGCGATATATCTTCTGCTGATACTATCTTTCATGCATCAGATTACGTTATATGTATTCATAGGCCAGAGCTACTCAATATACAGAGTTATGGACCAAATCGTCTATCAGTAAAAGATAAAGTTTATTTGCATATTCTAAAGAATAGAGATGCAGGTGAATGTTCTATACTTGAGTTTGATAACGACCTTAAATACAATAACTTAATTGAGACTATACGAGAAGATGAACCAGTGAGGAAGATTTCGTTTAGTAATAACAATTAAAAAGGCTGAAAATTATGAAATCATATACATTTACATTACCGAAAAATACTAAGAGTGCAAAAACATATAAGGAGTCTTTAATGGACCGAGTAATTAACGCTTATCCTTGGATGACTGTAGAAAGTAAGAGTGATTACCCTTCTTGCAGTTATGGCATTGAATATGCAGGTGCAGGTGATATCATTACTTTAGGTTTAAGTAAGACTCATAACATTGGATGGTTACCGAAAGAATGCGCTAATTGTCCGTTTAAGTGTTGGGGAGATAATGTAATTAATTTCGACTTAGAAACAGAATTCTTCAAGGCTATTAATGCACTTGATATTTATGCAAAGGAACATTATCCGTTTGATGTTGACTATGACTTCAAAGATGAGTTTGGTACTCCGGTTAAAATCTTTGATAACTTCGTACAGATTGGTTATGAAGTAATTCCTATTGCATTTGGTTCTTTGAACTATTTAAAACCGAAGACAAAGAAAACTATTATCGATATCACGATTAACATTAAGAAACGTGGTTTGTTTTAATTAAAATATCTTATTCCATATTATCAGAGATTATCAGAGCTTTATCAGAGGAATACAAAAATAGAAGCTTTTATGATTGTATTACCAAAAGAAAAAGTAAAAGCTAAAGTAGAAAATCCTAGATTTTTGATTTTATTTGGTAAACCAAAAGCTGGGAAAACTACTTTAGTTGCAGCGCTGGATAACAATCTAATTATTGATTTAGAAGGTGGTTCAGAGTTCTTAGAGGCATTAGCTGTTCAAGCTAGATCTGTAAAAGATTTAGGTGATATAGCTAATGCAATAAGAGAGATTAAAAAGGAAACTGGTAAATATCCTTACAAATATATTACTATAGATAATGCTACACGTCTAGAAGAGATGTGTATGAGCTACGCTATACAGCTTTATAAAGCTACTCCAATGGGAAAGAAGTATGAAGGTACAGATTTAAGAACTTTACCTAATGGATCTGGTTATTTATATATAAGACAGGCTGTAAGAAAAGTTATTGACATGTTCCGTGGATTATGTGATAACTTTATACTTATTGGTCATACTAAAGATAAGTTGATTAATAAGAATGGCGAAGAAATGGCAGAAATGTCGCTTGATTTAGTAGGTGCGTTAGCAAATATTATATGTGGTGAAGCAGATGCTGTCGGCTATGTATATAGAAAAAAGAATGAGACACATATCTCATTTGAAGGCGGAGATAATTCTGTTATTGAAGCTAGAGCACCTCATTTAAGAGGAAAGAATATAGTAGTAGCAGAGAGTGATGAGAATAATAACATCACTACTTATTGGAATAAAGTTTATTTACCTGAATAATTAAAAATAAGATATTATGATATTTAGTACAGAATTAGCAAATGAAGTAAAGTTGTCAGATAATAGTAATAATACTAAGTACTTGGAAGCAGGTATTCATGACAATGTTAAGTTTGTATCCGCAAAGTTTGCAGAGTCTCCTACAGGGAAGAAGTTCATTGAATTTACTTTTGAAAAAGATGGTAAGAGTCTTGTTCATACTGAATGGGAACCAGCTGTTCGTGAAGGCGATACTGAAGAACAGAATCAAAGTAAAGCTACTAACCAGGTAACTCGCATTATGCGTATACTCAAGTGTTTCTATCCTAAGAATGTATTGGCATTCAGTGGCAGTTCTTATAAGGAGTTTGCTAACTGGGTAGTAACAATGCTTAATAGTGCTAATAAAGATATTTTACTTAAAGTAAAGATAGTTTATAATGATAAAGGCTATACTACACTTCCTAGTTATGTCAAGTTTGCCTCTATTGAGCCTATGAATATTCCTATGGGTTTCTATGAAGAAGGTAAGAATGAAAGCATGATTAGAGAAATTACAGGTATTGATCAGTTTACTAAGCCGATTGTTGCAGATAAGGAAGATAAGGAGGTTAATCCTCTTACTACTACTGTAAGTGGTCAGCCTAGTGATGATCTACCTTTCTAATTTTGTAGATAATCCTATAAGCAGCCTACGCTAGGCATAATATAGCGATACGTGAGTAGCATGCCGCTATGTGAGATAAGAAGCAATCGACGGTAATACGCCGAATGTAAGGTGTGACGGAGGTATCAAAATTCATAGAATAGGGATAGCATGCACTCACGTTTTTATGATAGTAATGGTTAATTAAGGTTCGATTCCTTAGCTATCACTAAAAATATATCATATGATTTACGATACAACAAAAATAAAAGACAATATGAGTATTACTTTAGATTGGATATTATCTAAAGTAACAGAGTATGATATATATGCAGCGTATATTGGTAATTTTAAAGTAGGTATGATATATAATTCACCATTAAGAAAGGATAAAACTCCTTCTTTTGGATGTTATTATAGTAAGAAGACTAAACAGCTAATGTTTAAAGATCATGGTACTGGAGAATGTGGTAATATAATTAAGTTTGTATCACTATTTACAGGACTAACTAACTATTCAGATATACTTAATGATATAGTTAATAAACTTAAAATTACTAATGATACGAAACTCGTTAGCTCTAAGCAATATATACCGTCAACCGAGACAGTAATTGGTATTGTAAGACAAGACTTTACTCTAACAGATATCAATTACTGGTCTCAGTTTAATATTTCTACTACTACTCTAAAGAAATTTGGAGTAAGTAGTATAAAATATTATCTATGTAACGGAGTTGTAAAGGGTATTTACAAGGATAGTAATCCTATGTATGCTTATAAGGTTTATAATAATTTTAAAATATATAGACCTTTAGCAGATAAATATACAAAGTGGCGTAATAACCTGACTGAGAACGACATTCAGGGGTTTAAACAGTTACCTAAAACTGGAGATATACTCATTATTACAAAGAGTATGAAAGACGTCATGTGTTTATATGAGATGGGTATTCCAGCAATAAGCCCATCATCAGAGTCTACATTTATCCCAGATAAGGCTCTAAACCAGCTTAAGAAGCGTTTTAAACGTATAATTATCTTATTTGATAGAGATACAGCTGGAGTTAAATATCTTCGTAAAATGAGCCTTAAAACAGGCTTAGAAGGGATGTTAGTCCATAAAAAGTTTAAAGCAAAAGATATATCTGATGCAGTTAAGCTTAATGGATTTGAAACTATTAAAAATTGGTTATATGAAGAAATTTATTAAAAAAGTTGGTTTTATATTATCTATTCCATTAGTTTGGTTATTAGTAATATATAATATACCTACTTTCTTATTAGACTATATAATAAACTGGTTACGGTCTACTAGTAATATGGCTAATATAATAAGGTATTGGAAATTACTCAAATTTGGAGTAATTAGTCTATACAATAATAAAGATGTAACATTAGAAAGTACTATAAAAGCATATAATAAGGATGAATGGATTACATTTAATAGTACAAAAAAAATAAAGGTTAATGAGAAGAAAAAAATAGTTAAATAGTAAAGTACGAAATGCAACTCCAAATGAATATGATGGAATTAAATTTCGTAGTAAACTTGAAACTTATACATATAAAAAGCTGAAAGAGGCAAATATCATGGCAGATTACGAGATGCATCGATATGAGCTACTTCCAGCTTTTACTTTTAATAATAAAAAGTATAGAGCAATGACTTATCTACCTGACTTTGTAGGAGATAACTTTGTTATTGAATGTAAAGGATACCCTAATGAAGCTTGGCCTTTAAGAGAGAAACTATTTAGATATTACCTATATAGTAATAATATAGGAGTCAATTTCTATATAGTTCATAATCAGAAGGAGGTAGATAAGTTAATAAAAGAACTAAAGAAATGATACTATTTTATAGTATAATTATATATAAACTAACTAAAACTTTATACCATGAAAATCTGCGCAATAAGTGATATACATGGTCATTTAATTAATATACCAGAATGTGATGTGTTATGTATAGCAGGCGATGTAGTAAATTTACTCGCTCAGAGAGATAACGAAGAATCAGATAAATTCTGGTCTATTACTTTTGTCAATTGGGTAGATAAATTACCGTGTAAAAAGGTAATTGTAGTTCCAGGAAATCATGATATTTATATAGAAAATCTTATCAATGATATTATAAAAGATTTAAGTTGGCAAGATTTTAAGACTAAGATATCAGCCTTAACTGATAATAAAGTAGTATTTCTTGTTGATGAACTATATGAATATGAAGGAATAACCTTTTATGGAACTCCTTGGATAGCTCCTATACATTGGCAAACGTGGGCATTTGAAGATATTCAGAATGAATACGATGAGTATATATGCCCATATGAAAAGATACAAAACTGTGATATACTTATTACTCATGAAAATCCTAATTATAATGAAAAGCTTGAACATTACTGTTTTGGTAAGTATAAGCATCATTTTTTTGGGCATTGGCATGATGGTATATCATATGGTCATTTAAATCAATATAATTGTAGTATATTAACTGATAGTTATCTTGAAAGAGAAAGACCTAAAATAGTAACTATAGAATTAAGTAAGAATGATAATTGATAAACCGTATTATGAAGACAATACGAGAATATCAAATTCTGCTATTGGTTGGTTCTTAAAGAAAGGACCACGTTTCTATCGAGATATGATAGATGGAAAAGAGGAAGGATTAAAACTTCCTCAGCTCGAAAGGGGTACTATGATTCATGAATATATACTTCAACCAGAGGATTTCTGGAATGATTATATAATTCTTGATTATGAAGTGCCTAAAGTAAAACAACAAAAAGATTTCTGTGAGACTTATGCTAATTCATTAGAACTCATAGAAGACGATAAAAAGATTGCTGCATACAAATCTGCATACAGTAATTCAAAAAGCTCTGAAATCGTCTTAAAAGAAGCTACAGAGCTATGTAATCGTTATGCTGATTATATTAAAGCATTACAAAGTAAAAAAGATAATCGTAAAGTAATATCTTTTGCTGATTTAAATATGCTTAAAAATATTAAGAATAATATTGATAATCATAAGAAGGCAAAAGAGTTATTAGAAGATATTCCTGGAGTAGAATCTCATAATGAGTTTCATATTAACTGGGAATTACCCGTTGATGATTGGATTGCGCCTTGTAAGTCTTTACTTGATAGATGTATATTCGATCATATAAATAAGAAGATTACTTTAATCGACTTAAAAACAACTAGTGATGTCTATAATTTTAAACATTCTGTAGAAGAGTTTGATTATTATAGACAGATAACTTATTACTTGCTTGCAATTAGTTGGTACATGAAAGATCAAGGAATTGATATTTCAGATTATGATTGTGAAGCATATATTATTGCTATTCAAACAAATAGTAGTAATGAAGTGAGAGTATTTAATATGTTTAACGAATTAGAGTTAGATAGTCGTAAAGACCTTATTATCAGAACTTTAACAGAATTATCATATCATTATCAGACAGGCAATTGGGACCATACTCGTAAATATTATGAAGAAGATGGTACTGAAGAACTTGAATGATGTAAGTATTTATATAGTCCCATTATGTGATGATAATATTACGTGGAGAGATTTAACTGTAGAAAGTGGATTTATAAATGCTTTTACATCTGATAAAAATAGACCTTTTTTAGAAGAAAAGGTCTTTCTTGTTTATGATAGTAGTGTAAATACTGTTGAGTCTCTTGAAACACACTGTAAATTATCTAGGTTAGACTCTTACTACAATAAACGTTATATAACTATTAACAAAAGACATTATACTGTTTATTGTCTGAGTAATCCTAAGTATAATAAAGATATTAAACGTCTTCGTAATAATGGTAAACCTTTCACTCTAGATGCCATGCTAGAGATTAATAGATTTTGGCAAGGTATAAAAGTGCCAGAATTAGAAAAAAGGTTATTCTATAGCTGGTATAGATTTGGTGACTCTATAGAAGCAGAATTACCAGAAGAAGACTATTATAGTTATGAAGATATTGGTGAGTCTTCATAACTAAAAAGCCTACTGATTTAATAGTCAGTAGGCTTATCTTTTTATTAGAGTATTTAGACTAATTGAGAATTGATATAGAAACTTTAGAAGTTCATTAATTGATTCTGTAGGTAATTACGTTTTGATTTAGGATCTTGAGCTTCTATAACGCTCTTAAATGGTGTTACTTTAATGATATTTTTAAGTATTACAGGCATACCTTTATATACTCCTCTATCTATGATAGTAAATGGAGTTCTATCTCCAATATATGAAGCAGGATTAATCAAGTTTATGAAACTACTAATATTATCAAACCAATTGAAAGCTGCTGTTGGAGATTTAATTAAAGCTATAAATTCAAAAGGATTATACATAGTACGGAACTCAAATGCTGAACGCATAGCTAAATAAGTTATTGATTGTGTTAACCAAGTATCATAATCATCATCACCATCAACTATACTAGCTATAGTAAGCGCTACAACAGTGGATGCAGCTATAAGAACTAGTTCATTTAATACTCTTCTAACTGCATATTGTTCATACTCTTGCATATTATTATAATCAGCTAATAACTATTTAATAGCAAAATGTCTATTAGCTATAATATTCTTCAAGAATCTACCTGTAGATCTATAGTAACCTTCCTCTATAGTTTGTAAATCTAAATTATACTGTTTAGGTTTGAATCTATCGTGTAATGCAGAAATCATAAAGTTACGATGTAATACTAAGTATGAAGCCATCGCATTGGCATGTACAGCAGCTTTATCAACTTCTCGGATAGTACCATCTATTCGTCTACTTATAATTTCAATTCTATTACGTACATCATTTAACAGTCTATCTGTAATTAAAGATTTATATTTATCGTCTACTACTACATCTCCATTTGGAAGTTCTATGTACGCATCATATAACGTAGTAGTAAGCTATTTAAATTCTACTGCACCCTTCTTTCTATCGTTAGGGTAGAATTTATCTATATACTATTGCTTTGACATAAAACCTTCATTATCAACTAGACGATAATTATGATAGATACTTAATAAAGTATGACTTTTAACAGTGTAATCTGACTATGTATATCCAGCAAACCAGAAATTTTGATTAATAGAACGTAATACCTAACTCTAGTCTAATCTATCAAATAACTCTCTGTTATCTTTTACTACCTAATTAAGCATAAGTAAATAAGGCAACCTACCCTTAGGATTAGGATTACCTATATTCTACATCATATTAGGCAGTTCTCTAGCAAATTCAGATTTAGCAAAATTTAAATCTTCTAAATCAAAATATCTACCCATCTTAGCTTCTAAAGTAGTATAAGTAGTATCAGTAAAGAAAGAGGTGCCTATAGACCATAAGTTACCGGATAGGTTTACTTTAGTAACAAATCCTCTAACAATATCTAAAGCTTTACCAAAGTTAATATCATAACCTAATACATTGCCCTCAATAGGAGTTTTATTTCTACCATACATTAATCTATCTACTAACAACTATGACTATTTATATACATTAGTAGATCCAGGTCCTTTTAATTCTTTAGAGGTTCTTATAGATAACTATCTTAGTAAATTGAGCATCAATTCTACTTCATCTTGTTTGGCTGACATATTTTTATAATTAGCAGCCATATTGTAGAACTGTACTACAGCAGATACAGCATCCGTAGATATACTATTTGTATCTTCTAAAGGAGTAATAAATCTAGTAGGTATTACTTTAATAGGATCTCCGTTAGGCATAGTAGAAAACTCTTTAACAAAATCTAAATCATCTTCTTTTGTTATAGCAAAATCTTCTACGGCATATTTTAACTTATTTAATATTCCATCTTTACGATTCAATACCTACATAAACCTAGCCTCTATTTGCGGCATCATATTTTCATTACTATTAGCAAGGAATGATATGAAACTCATAGCCTCATTCATTATATTAGTAATTTCATTATATAATTCCTTTACTTCTGGTTTATTCATTACTTCGTTATAAGCCTTACTATTATCATAATATTTCTTGTTAGGCTAAATAGCAGGTCCGTTCTCATCAAATTCAGGATTATACCACTCTGAAGATTCCAGTATTTTAGAGTATTTACTAGATGGTACTGTTTCTGTATACTACTGAGCAAATTCAGGTAGTGGTCTAAGCTCTGTATAATATGAAGCTGGATGCATAAATCCTCTTACATCTTCATAATGATTGTTATTAAACCATTCATTATATGCTTGGACGCCTGCATTTCTAGCCTATTCCATATCATGATAATACTATTCTGTATTTACTATTTCTGCAAAATTTGAGAATTTATCAGCTCCTTCTGTTTTTTGAGTAGCAGTATATGCATTTGCTATATCTTGATCTAACTATAATAAGCTTCTTTTCTCATCATCGCTTAATGAATTAATGTCAATCTTATTGGTATGAGGATCCTTATATAAATTTTGTAATTGTCTTCTCCTATTACGCAGTTTCTAATAAGTACTTTCGGGTTCTTTGTTAGCAGAATCAGATTCTAGGTTAGCTATTCTGTCATAGAAATCTTGAGTATACCTAGTTACAGTATTTCTTTGTTTCCATAACTATACTTCAGCGGTTTCACCTCCATATCTTTCTATTACTTTAGCTAAATCCTTTTCATACTTATCCTTATCAATATCATATTTAATATGTTTATTTACTTCTTCATGAAAAGCAGTTAATTCATCTGCTATTACTCTATCTATTCCAGTTTTTTCACTACCGTCTATATTAAATATATTAGATAGTAATCTTTTTTGTTTACGTAAAGATTCTAGCTATTTGTATTCTGCTTCTGTAAGTAGGTTTTCATACTATATACCGTTAATAGTCATAGATTGTGTAATACCATCTATCATACTTTGGATCTCTCTTTCAGCATCTCTAGTCTTCATAGACAGCATCTTATTTCTAAGAATATAATATTCAGCTTTGTATCTCCTTTGAGCTCTATCTGCATACCACTTAGTTAGTTCATCAAACCACTTCTTTTGTATATCTTCATTTTGCGGTAACACATACATGTTATTATTGTCTTTAGATATACCTAATTTTTCAGCTAATTTATCCATGAACTATCTCTGGTCACGCTTTAATTGACCACTATTCAGTGGGGATACCTTATTACCAGAGTATGTACCATCGTCTAATTTTTCATATAATAACTTCTGCACATCGTTGCCATATTTTTCTTTAGCAGCATTTACTAATTTAACTAATTTAATGCCAACCTCCATAGTCTCTCTATCTGTAGCATTTTTAGCATCATTAAGTAGTTTAGCTATAATCTATTGTACAGCATTATTGCTATTACTAGACATACCGAACCAATCCATAAATAAACTAGAATCATGTTTAGGATCATCTAACCAATTGATAGTATCCTATATCATATTCTGTGGCATACCTAATTCTGTAAGATACTGCTGTAACATACTATAACCCTTAGATTTAAGTACATTTATAAACTTATTATTAACACTATCTATTTGTTGCGATAATGCATTAGCTAATTCTTTTATAGTATCATAATTAGGTTTATCTTTAAATATATCAGTAGTATCGAATAAATATATTATATCATCCATAAGAGGCTTATAGAAGCCAATATAATCATTAGATAACTATCTAATCTGTTTAGCACTAATATTCTTTGTAGGTTTACTTAAGAATTTAATACTATCGTTTATAGATTCATCAATATGCTATAAGAATTGATATATACCTTCCTCTGTTTCAGAATTAGCCAGTTGCTATATTGTAGTCTATAGTTGATTCCATACTTTAGGATTCTTAACAGTGTATCTTTTGATAGAGTTTAATCTATCCTTTAAACCTTTCTGTATCTTCTCATATAATTTAGTTACCTCATTAATTACTCTCATATCCTCTTGAGGTATTGGAGTAAAGTCTTCTGGATTATAAGTTACTGTTGACGATGATAATAATTCTGATAATAGTGGTTCTCCATTTTCGTCTACTATTTTAGATGCATTACTAGTTTTTTTCCATTCTTTAAACTACTATATATCCTGATATGTTCCAAGTATATGGACATCTTTCTATGGATATAACATTACAATCACATCAGAATTAAATTCATTTTTAGAACTATTTGAAATAATAGAGTCATTATTATTCTACTTAGCAGAAGTCATTAATTTACGCTCTTCTTCATAGTAAGTGTTCTAATTCTATTCCACTATTGGATTTTGAATGTTTAGTAAAACCGGATACATTCCTTTTTTAACTTGCTTAGTATTCCAAATCTATCTAAATATATTAGCGTTGTTGTTTACCCAATCTTGAAAAGTATCTTTACCGTAACGAATTCCAAACACTTCTTCAAAAAATTCTTTATCAGATTTATTTTCATAACCATATCTAGCTTTTCTTTCCTTTAAAAAACTACCATTTTCTCCACCTTCGTTACGATTAAATACTCCTTTTTTATTAGGTATTTCTTGTCTAATATCTGGACCTATTACTATACTTTTCCAGTCATCATTCTACATTCTACCATTACCGAGTATTTCTTTTAATTCCCACCATAATTTTACCCAATTATTATATCCATCCTTGTCTGGAATTTTCCTATTTATGCCACTAATATACTACAATGAAGCCCATGGTTGTCTATTAAAATACATTTCTTTTTTAGTTTCAGGAGCTCCAGAACCTTTGCCTTTTTTTGTATTCTGTATACCTTCACTAAAGTCGGAATCAGTGCCATGCCAGTAAACCTCAGATACCTTACTATTTGGGAATATAGTATTTAGATACTATTTATATTCGTCCTTAGTACCTACCTTTTCTAATTCCGGATTAGTACTAAATAAGTAATCTATAGAACCGTTATCCTATTTCAAAAAAGTAACGCTGCGATTATTAAACCAGTTTTTAAATTCATTCGTAAACACTTTTACTTTAGTTTTTATAGCTTCTTCTCTATCACCATCAAAATGATCTAATAAATCCTAAAATAGTATAGAAGGCTCCCCGTTTGGAGCCTTATCTATACCATGACCATTATTCAAATCCCAGACAGTATATGCAACTTCTGGTACAACTCTTTCTAGTTCCTTCCATTCTGGAAGATTTTTATTTGGACATTTATACATATTATCTGGAATTATAAGTTACAAATGAATTTTCTTAATGCTTCCTCAAGTTTATCTTGAGTATTAACATTATCTCTTGTCATCTACTATGCAAATTCATTTAGATAGGTTTGTCTTTCATCAGCTGTTAGATCTTCTAACGTATCTAATACTTCAGATATTCTTTTATTACCTTGATCATACAAGGCTAATAAGTCTATACCAGTAAGTTCCTTTACAGTAGATTTTGTACTATTGGGCATATCCTCACGAATTATATCTCTAACCATAGTAATAACTTCGCTAAATCTACCATTATCCTATTCTATTCCATTTCTCATATGGGTTAGCTTAATGTTACCTGTAGATAATAATAAATCAGCAGCGCTAGGGTTTTGTTCAAAAGAGTCTAACATAAGATTTAGCATTACAGATTTAGATATAGAATTCCACTATTCAAGCTAATTTTGTGTCATAGATAAATTTCTCTGAGACGTTAGATATTTAGCCTATTTAGGATCATTTGTATTAAGAATATCCTCTGCAATATCATATCTACCTGCCATTATAGCTTTCATATAATGAAAGCCCTACTCTACAGAATTAAATCTAACTGTTCTAGTTGTTCTATCATCTTGTTCTATGTTAAAGTTAAACGGTCTAATAGCAAAATTGCTTAACTGAGGATTTTCATTAGTACCGTAATAAATATTTACAGCACTCATCCTAGTTTCATCTTCTCTGAATGTATTTTCATACACATCTCTAATAGCTTTAATACCGTTTTGATTTATATTACGTGTACCTATACCAGCAAAATTAGGAGTAAGTGTAGGAGTACCTATTTCAACCCAATTTTTATCTATATTAGTATACCACTTATTACGTTCTTGATCAAATACATAAACTGGCTTATTAACATCTATAGCCATCTATACTGCCCAGCCAGTACCTCCGTCAACTACATTATTCTTTAGTTGACCTATCGCAAAAACAGCATCAGAATTTTCAACCTATATCCAATTGCGAGCTAATAAATTCATATATTTGTCAGGTCTTCTATGAAGTGTTTCATTTGCTTTATATACATGCTATTTGCCTCTTTCAAACTGTTCTTCAGTTATCTCTATATTACCATTAGGAGTTTTGGCTCCGTGATAATAGTGATTAGATACTACTCCATATTCTTCTCCTATTTCACCCCACATAGTATCTGAACCTATAGCACCTCCAGAATGATTGACAAACACTAGCTATTGCTAAGTATTCAAACTCAATGGTTTATACTGCTTTCCAGCCTTTTCATACTCTTGTAATGCTATTAACGTTGGATGCGTTTCGATAGTCATATTATAAGAATCAAGTTCTTTATATAAACCTTTAAACTTCTTATCACTAGGTTTCAAACCCGTTAACCTTGCCATCATAATAACACCATTATCAAACGCAAGCGTAAACGGTTTATTTTTAGCACTCTATCCACCAAGTTGGTCATATATCTAGCTCGCAAGATGTTCCGGGATGTTAATAGTGAGTTCTGCAATCTCTCCGTCAGGTTTATCGGTTAATTGTTGGTCTATTTGACCCATTAACTACTTGCCTACAAATTCATTAATTGACACTCTATCAGTATTACCACGAAACCATCTTTGAGCAATTCTAGCCTTATTCCATTTATTATAAATCGTTGCGTCAAAATTATTAACAAGTGTATGAAGACTAGTTATCAATCGATCTGACAGTTTATGTTTATCTAGTATCTTTCTGAATTTCGGATTAGCTAACTCAGCAATCATCTCATATATAGATGTAAGTCCGTAGTAATCGTTGCTATACGGCATTATACTTCCGTTAAACGCCATATAGTTAGATTTCTCCTTTTCTAACAATGTCTTATATATAGCTTTTATCGTTTTAACTGCAGTCTAAACGTCAGTAGACATTTCGTCTGCATTATCCATCACATAAGAAGTGATAACGTGTATATATTCGTGAAGTAGTATATCGTTCAGAGACATTCCCATCTTATTAACATAAGACTAATAATCATTTCGCAATAATATATTATTGTTATCAGAATCAAATTGTGCTACAGTGGTATCTGTAATAAGCTAACTCTAGTCAGTTAAGATATTCTTTATACCTAACCTATTAATTAAATCGAATATTTTAGGAGATACTTCATTAAAATCTGTAGTAACAGCGTTTTCAGTATCGTTCTCATCTGCTTCTTCAAGTACTACACCTTCAACACTATCATCGACTTCATCTTGTTCGTACTCAAATATTCTGTCCTGTTCAGCTATAGCATAGTTCATACCAGAATATGATGGTAATTCTCCAATATGATGCATATACGCTTTATCTTGTTCAAAGTAAGTTCTTTCTACTTCATCAGTCATATCAGATAATGCATCAAGATTATTCAAAGCTTCAAAATAATCCCATTCATTTTCCTTATTGAATTCAAATTGAGTCGATAAACCATATTCTATAATAGTATGACCCTTGTAACTATAACCCTTTTTAGATATCAGACCATATATAGGAGTGTATAGAGTTCTGCCAGTAAGCTTCCCCTACCATGTTCTTTCTGGTTTGTCAATATAACCTATCAATCTATATACATGCCAATTAGCAGGTTCAAAACCTAAACTGTCTTTTATCTTAACATAAGGAGGGAATATTGGGTATTTTATATTATCTATTGTTACCCAGTTTAATGGTTTAATAACAGCAGCCTACATATCAGTTCTCTATCCAAATATAATATTTGGCATAGCTGCATCTTTATTAAGGCTTACAGATCTTAATGGAGCTTGATATTTACCGCCATACATGTCTACAGGTCTTACAAGCTTATCATTCTACCAATTATTCAAGAATAAATCCTCAATGTCATTATAAGATTTATCTGCATTGTTAACCATTTGATCTAATTTACCTTGAACGAATTGAGTATAACCCATACTTATTCTTTCACTATTAGGTAGATATTGGAAGAACGCATTCATCACTGTATTATCTCCAGATGTGTAGAAAGAATATACTGCTAAATCTCTGAACAATCTCTTAACTGAAGGTTCGGGATCATCTAATAACTACCTCCAATAGTCGATAAGATTATTTGCTTGCGCCTAATCTGCATTTAACTATTCTGATCTATCAATAAAGTCTAAACCATTTTTATTAATGTTAGGAATTAAGTAGTTAACAAAATCATTAGCTATAGTACCATCATTATTTAGTAAATGGCTTAATCTGGGATTACCCTTTAGTACTTCCTACTTAAATCTATACAGTCTATTAGGTATAGAATTACGTCCTTGGAACATAGTATTTAGATCTATATTGTTATCCTTAATATATTGATTAAAGAATTGACTCTTTATCTAAGCTTCCATTCCATTTATTACTGCACTAAGTAATTTAGAATCGGCGTTGGTAGCTCTACCTACTAAGGATAAAGCTATGTGTTTTTGATTAGCAAATTGATCAGTATTACGTAGTAATAAGTTTCTGAATATAGATGAACCTAAAGGTATACTATTTTCTGTTTTTGTGCGAATGAATGTTTCGTTGAAAAATCTAGTAACTTCACCTTCAGCGAATTTACTATTTTCTTCCATATCCAGCATACCTTTATAATATATATCTTGCTCAGCAAAAGTTTTACCAGTCTTCTTAGTATCAATCTTTGAGAATTTAACAAGATTAGCTAAATCGTCTGCATAAGGTTTAAGAGCTAACCAAGCGTAGTATATTCTTACTTGTTCCTCATTAAAGTTTTTAGAATCTTCTGGGTTGATCTTTAATAACTATCTTGTTCTTGATGTTACTTCTCCTTCATCGTTAATATAGGTTCTAAATAAATCTTGATATTCTGAAGCTTTAGTTTCGTTCTTTCTATTTATGTATTCATACTTTTTACGTAACTTTTTAGTAGGGTCGTATTTATCTAATACTTTTTCAATAGCTTCTTTCTCAAGTTGAGAGGGAGTCTTAGTTCTATCAATACCATATTTACCTTTAGTCTTAAGTACTTCATTAGCCATCTCTACTAAGATAGGTTGTCTGATAAAATAGAATGTTTGAGCACCTTTACCTGTACGTAATAAGAATGACACCATATTATATGTCCAAGCATTAACATTAAGCTTAACAATATAAGGATCTTTGGCTATATCTACGAATGCATTAATCATAGCAGATAACCAGTCTAATATACGGCCTCCTTTAGGATTACCTTTTGTAGGATAGTCATATATTCGTCCAACATCTTCTATCTCTAAAGTTCCTGTGAAACCATCGCTCTACATTCTAATACCTACCAACTAAGTAAGGATATGATGAGCATTATTCAATGCAAAAGGGCCAATACCAGCTTTACCTCCTGTATATTCTGCCTTTCTATCTTCTTGGTATCTAGGAGTATATACTTCAAATGGTTCTGGATGATATGAACTAGTACCTTCAATGTCTTTTAGTATTCCTTTAACTGTATCAGTAGCATCGTCAATAGAACCTTTTAGCATGGCTGAATTATCTTTAGTGAGCAGTATTTTTATATACATCCTAATAATATCATTCTTATAAGCACTAGCTACATCTTCTCTAGTTAAAGCATCCCCATGAGTTATAATACCTCCATTCTTATTGAAGGAGTATCTAGCTACATACAGTTTATCAATATCAAAGTCAGACCCAGTAAGCTTAGTAAATCCTTCAGGTAGCATGATAGTATCACCCATAATTTCAGGGAATACATCTACGAATCTTAATGCAGATATTGATGCAATGGACTGTGTAGGAATACGATAACCAATTCCGGTAGCATCTGCACTCTATCCTATAATATTATGATCTAATAACCACTTTCTAGCTTGTTTAAATGTCATTTTACTGTAGTTAGGTATCATATGTTTAAATAGATTTATACTTACTACAGAATCCATAGAACCATCCTTATCATTAATCATGAGTAATGGTTTTCCATCATTGATCATATCTTCTGTAATAACATTCTAGCTAGTAGCTTCGAGTCCAAATGCAGATCTTTGGATGAAAGCTCCACCTGGCATATGTACATCAATAACCAGTTTATTAATCATAGATATAAATCTACTTTCTAACCATTTATTGTCAGATAATGCAGATAAAGGTATCACAAATGCATTATTCTTAGTTTTAAGACCAGATAATACATTATCATTAGCGTCAGATTCTCTAGCGTCACGCTCTAACATATTACCTAACGCTGTAACATTTATATTACCGTCTACAAACAATTCATCTACTATATCCTATCTACCCATATTAGATAAAGTATTCAATGCTCCCATTACTGTATCATTGATTTCTCTACCTGTTACTTGAGAACCGTCTGGACCATATAAATCATCCTTACGTAAATTAGATAAGTTTACTTTTAAGAACTGTGTACCAGCCATCTATTCCGGATGAGTATGTGGATTAGTCTCTAACTGCTGTCTGATATATTTAAACTTCTACCTGTATGTTACGAGTTTACTCAAATCAGTAATAGTATTACCCTATCCGCTTTCTGCCCAGTCTACTATAGAAGCAGATAATACAGTCTAACCATCTTTAAGTTCTATTTCACTATCTTTAGCCTTTCTATAGTATGCAGTAGGAGATTCTGAACCAGCTTTAACTGCAGAATCAAACATAGCCATATCAATAGGATCATTAAGATCTACCATTCTGTCATATAAAGCTTTAATATCTCCAGTAGCTACTGATTTAAATAACGGGAATAAAGCCATCTTATTAAAGTAAGGTATACCTAATCCATTTCTAAATCTGGTACCGAATGCTATATACTTCATAGCATTTAATATAACTTTATTAGCTTCTGCATATAACTTAGGATCAGATTCCCATTTATCTGCAGTATCAGGGTCGGTCAATACTTCAAATGCTCGTTTAATGTCAGCATTCCATACACCACGCATCCTAAGTAAATCTCTAGTCATATTAGGACTTATATATACAGCAGCATCAGCTACATTAACTCCTTTCTTATAACCAGCTACAGCTACTTTAGCTGCTTGTTTAGCAATTTTAGTTTCTTCAGGGTAGGTATTTTCTATATCACGTATGCTAAGATCTTTTACCTCATTCCAAGCTTCTTCTCCTAACATTTCCTATATAGTTTCTTTTATATTTGCCCTATAGAACAAACCTTCATACTCATGGTATTGTTTATCCATGATTTCGTGATCTTTAAGCTCTGTAACTACATATTCATCACGCATTGGATCATTAAAGAAGTCTAATCTATTATTCAAACCAGTTGATGTCAAAGAACCTAAACGTTTGATTTTGTCAATAGATACGTCTGTTATACCCTCTCTATCATACTTTACTTTGTAATACGCAGGTGAACCACTAAATAGCTTTTCTACTTCTTGAATAGATATTATACTATTCATCACATAGTCAGATATCATATCAAATACTGCATATGCTTCCGCATTAGCACTATCCACACTCTAATATCTAGCTGATCTTTCTGTTACTACATTATCATCAAGTAATACATTACGTATACTCCATATATTACCTTGATCATTCATAGTAATTAAACCAAGATCTCTAGCATATTCTAATTCTTTCTTTACTCTACGATTAATTACTCCAGCTAAGAAAGCCTTTTGTGTTTCTGGAGAAGTATTAAAGAAATAGTCTTTAGCTAATTGTAAACATTCTTTAGCTGATTTGGTAGGATCATTAAAGTTAACAAAACCTTTATTAGTATATATACCTGTCAAGAATAAGAATCTAGCTCCATTACCTTCCAAAGTTACAGTGTGCTTAACTCCATCTTTATCTTTATAATCATATTTATTAGGAGTATGGAAGTTTTTAATACGTCTAGATGGCTCAATCCAATCATTATTTATAGTACCATCATCATTATAATGTAACCCAGTCTCTGGATTATAATGATTAGGATCATCATCTATCTATCTTAAGCACAACTCTATTTGGTTTAGTTCATCGTAACAATAACCTAATAGATAGTCCATAACTTGTTCGCCATACTGAACAAAAGTTTGACCATTGTTATTATTGAATCTAATAGGTTCGTGTGGTAATGTTATTCCTTTAATGAAATGATATGTTTTCTTATCTGCTACTGTAGGGAATATTATTCTATTATTAAATACAGCTGTCATTTTAGCTATATAGTCTTCTCTATCAGTAATACCGTGATAATCTCTACCTTTATCTCCAGTAGTAGTATCCTTAAAGTTAATAAAGGTTTCCATTGATAGATTTCTATTACCTCCTCTAACTGCTTGCAATATAATAGAATGCTCATTATAAACTACAGATTCTAATTCCTGGAATACAGTAGGATCTGATACTATTTCATTAAGTCTATCCTTGGCAAAATTATTCTATGATACCATATAATAAGAATTACCATCAGGACCATAGCTACTCAAACTATTATCTGTAGCATGTGTAAATGCATAATAATTAGCTAACTCTTTAACGTAACCTATATTATTCCATACCTATGTAGGATCAACAGTTATTTCATTCACTTTAATTTCTTTAATAGTACTATCGCTATTTATAGCATTTTTAATTGCCTCAAGCACACTTACTATTTTTGGAATACCACCGAAATTAACAGTTGAACTAGAGAACTCACTAATAAGAGTAAATGCATCTGATTTAGGATTACCGTATCTACCAGATAATAACATTTTATCTATAGTAGGTACATCAATGCCGATACCTATTACATTAAACATGTTAACTAAATACTTCTTAAGCATTTTCTAGTTAGATGTTTCATGTAAATCAATATTTCTATCTCCTATCTTAAGTATGCCTTTATTATTTCTAAATGCAGTAATAACACTATTAAAGTTCTTAATTACAGTATCTAAAGCCTTTTTAGACCCTTCTTCTGCTATCACTTTACCTTCTTTATCGTATTTAAACAATCCAGCATTAGTAAATAATGCTTGAGACCATACTTTAGGATAAGTAGCAGCTTTAACATCAACTGTATTATCGGTAAGTTCATGTTTAATGAATCCTGTTTCTGGATCTTTACTTACTTTGGCTGTGACATAATTATTTATGTCACAAGTTACTACAGTTTCTATCTTAGTAAGCATTGCTTCAGCATCAGCAGCCTTAACTAAATCTTCTTTCTGATTAGAATCTTTAATCAGTCTGTTAAGTTTAAATAATAAAGCAGAATGAAAAGCACTACCATTTTGAGCATAAGTAGCTACTTTATCAACTATATTAGCTATAGTACGACACCCGGACAAATCTTTAAGTATATTGTCCCATGCAGTTTTAGCATCAACAAAATTAGCAAAATGAGTAATAGGGTCTATCTTCATAGACATGGAGCCGTCTGGGCTAATTTCATATAGAGGTATAGTTTGGAAGAAGAACTTAACCTCTGCAGGAGCATTATCCTTAATGGATATATTCATACCTTCTACTGTATGCTATCCTATATTAACTCTTTCCGCTCCCTCTTCTATATCACTTATAGTTTCATCCTCATTACGATCTATAGCTCTAACACCTAGTTGTTTTAATCTGGTAGCTATAGTTGGCATAAACACAGTCTCATATTTATCAAGAATTTCATCCATTACAGGAGAAGGATAAGTTCTAGCTTGCGCTTCTATAATAAGCTTAAGCCTTTCAAATTGATAGTTATCTTCAGCCAATGCCGAATATTCTATATTAGGTACAATATTAGAACCATTGACAGCAAAAAATGCATATGTAAGAGATTTGATTATATTATCAAATTGATTATACTGAGTAATAGTTTTTAATTCGTAACCAGCTACTTCTAAATTAGGACCAGATGCGCCATATATTTGTCTAAATCTATCTACATTTTCTTTGTTAGGTTTAACACCATAGAATTTACCTCTATTAATATCAGAATATAATTTAGCTAAAGCATATTGACCAGTTCTAACCCATAACTTAATAAACTCTAATATTCTCTTAAACCAATTCTTAGTATCAAAAGCATAGCTTCCAGCTTCATTTAACATAAAGTCTCTAAATTGATCTGCTAAAGCCTCTTCTATTTGAGAATCAGTCATTTGAGGATTCTTTTTTCTCATTCTATTATATATTCTTTCTCTTCTTTTATTATCTATCAAGAGTAAAGAAACTCTATGCCATGCCTCATGATATTCAGTACCTATAGGGGCAAAGTTGCTAATTAATATAGAATCTTCCATTACTCTACCTACTACTGCTGTGCCAGCTTCAGTAACATCTACTATGGTAGGGATGATTTGTGGAGATATTCCAAAAGTAGAGCTTAACCATTCTTTAGCTTGCTCTGGATCCATTCTCTCATTCACCCATAAAGCGCCGTCTTCCTGTACTTCCACCTCCATATTAGGACCTCGCTTCTTCCCATCTAATATAGCAAATATATCTGCCATATTCACAGAAGTCTATTTGCCACTTTCATCCGGTAAAGTAAATACTTTAGTTTTAATAGGATCTTCGTATTCTTTCTCTACCTTTTGTTGAGCTTGCTACTATATCGTTTCAGCAGTTTTATCTGCTAACATTACATCATCAACATATATATTAGAATCCCATAACTCATCAGCTATATCAGTGAGTAATATACCCTATTTGATATACCACCCTAGAGTACTCATACCATTAGGATGTTTACTGTCAATAGTCTTACGACCATTACTTCCTACAATTATACCAAATTCACTCTAGTCTAGTTCTATTAATCCAGGAATAATAGTAAGCTTATCTACATTACTATTCTTTAAGAATGCAGCAACTGACTTAAATCTAGGATCTGTTACCTGTGATTGTAAATCTCCTCCTAAGTAATAAGTATTAAGCGCTTGTTCATCTATGTTCCAATGGAAATTAGACATTATATAATTTTTAGCTTGTTGTCTAATATCTGGTTGACCAACAAGATCACTTATACTATAGCTAGTATTACCTATTACTAAGTTACCATTATCATCTACAAAAAATTGTTTTCTTTGTTTGGCTTGAATCTGTTGTGGAGTAAACCTAGTATCATTAGGATTCACAGCTGTATGAGGACCAAAGTTTACTATAAAATCTAATATATCAATAGGTCTAATATTAGTCTTAACTCCTTTAGCGTCAGTATAGAATTGTTCATTACTAGTGACTAAATTCAATATTAGATCTGCTATTTGGGGTTTGTCCGCAAATGTCTAATAGTTTAATTTAACTAATTTAGTATCGTATTCGCCATCTAATCTAGGAACTTTTAATACCCACATGGGTTGACCAAGACTACCACCTTTTACAGATAATATAGTGTTTCTTAATCTTATTACTTCATTGTTTATAGGACCAGTAGTTATACCTATCTACGTATTATCTGGGGTTATCTCAAATGGATCTTTTATAGTTAACCATGCTGAATCTAGTAAGCTTCTATTCTTAGGGCTGTTATCTGGATTTTTTTCATTTCTAAATCTTCCAGTAGTAGCTCTAAGAGCTGTAGGAACTACCTCAAGGTTTGGATTCTTTTTAGTTTGTTCATACAGTTCTATAATCTTATTTCTCAATCTGACCAGATTATCTACAATCTTAGTCTATTTTTCAAACGGTAGCCTATTAAACGGGCTATATCTACCTCTAAGACCACCTTCAACAGTTTTAATAGCTCCGACGTATTTTTTACCTTTGTAATCAAATATAGCATAAATAGCAGGTTCTACTTTTCCGTCTTTATTAGTATAATCGTGTACTTCAAAGTGAACCCCGTTGTTCATTACTTCAGGTATAAAGTCAGGTTTACTACTTACTAACGATAAATCATCATCATTAAGGTAGTCTTCCATTCCTTGATATCTCTTAGATATTCTAATGTAATTACCATTAGCATCTCTAGAACCTTCACTTAATCTGTAATTGATTTCATGAGAATATGGGTCTTCATCTTTATCATATGTTAATTCCTATGTATTTACAGTAGTGGGCTATTCTACTGGCATCTATTCCTGCTGAGGCTGCTGTGACTGTTGCAAACTACTAGCTGCTTCTGCTCCTAGCCAATCACCCATTATACTAGCTAATGTTGGTAATTCTGCTTGAGTTGGCTGTTCTTGTGTAGGAGTAGTAGGTACTTCTGGAATAGCATCTGCACTCTTAGTAGGAGTATCGTCATTCTGCTTTACTACTTTCTATCTTTCTTCTGATTTTATTTCCTCTAACTTTTCTGCAGCCTATTGCTCCTCCTATCTAGCTTGCTTCATTTCTTCAAGTCTAGCAGGAGCCTAATCTTTTATACGTTGCGCTATTTTACTGTGACTCTAAATAATAAACTTTGACAATTCAACTTGAGAGTTAAGAGTATCTGCTAGTCTATTAGCTTTACTAGAATTACCATTAGTATACAGCTCTTCTTCTAACTACATTCTAGTATCTCTCATATCTTCCCATAGATTCTTTAATCCATCTTCAGAATTCTCCATAAACTTAGATGCACTATACTCCTGATAATTCTACCTATTTGGATATAGGTAAGAATAAATATCTTTCATAGCTTGACCTGCATCAGCATACGATTTACCAGCTTTGTATTTAGTACTAGGTACAAGAACAACATCTCCTTTAGAGTTCCTTTCTTGTTCAAAGTATTTATTACGTATTGCACTAGCGTTCTATCTTGCCTCTGTTATATCTTCTGGTTCAGTTGCTACATCTTCAGCAGTATCCTACGCTTTACTTTCTGCAGCAATGGTAGGTTCAGGATTGGTAACTTCAGGTGTTGTTGTAACCTCTACAGGTTCTGGAGTTATTTCTTCACTATCTATTACTTCATCCTCTTGCTTCTTTCCAGAGTATAAATCATCTAGCTCCTGTACAAAAGTATCTTCCTAATCTTCTACATCTAGCCACTTATTAATCTTTGCTATGGCACCTTTAGGACTATTCATAGCATCTCTCTCAGCTTTAGCTCTTTCAAAATCAAGATTTGCTATAATTTCTTTTTCTTGTAAGTCCTTAAGAGTCTGATGGAGGTTAGGAACATTTAATTGTTCCTCTGTGATACCTAAGTCTTCTGTTTCTTTACGCAGCTATTGATAAACATCATCTATCTATTGTTTATCTTTATTTAATAAATGCTTAAATTTAATAACATCAGACTTAGAGGTACGTATACCAGTATTTTTTTCTAGTTCTGATAGTTTATTACCGTTATTAGTAAAGTCAGTTATGAGTTGATCATATAATTCAGTCTAAGATTTTAATCTAATTAGATTACGAATAGCTACTTCTTGATCAGAAGTTACATCTGGTTTAATGGAAGATATGTACTATGACATTTCAGGACTATACATCAACTGATCTACTTCCGATGTTATATTAGCTCTGTTGTTACTAGCTTCAGTAAGTAGAGCTTCGTGGTGTTCTTTTAATGCTACAAATACATCATATTCTTCTGTTCTAGGATCTATACCTGCTTTCACTGCTTGGCTCATATTAACAGGTGAAGTGTACATATTTCTAATGAGTTCTGCTCTCTTTCTCTCGTTATATATGTCCTGTATATCTAATCCTTCTGTTCTAGATACTATATTTTCAGCTTCATCAAAAGAACTCATAAGGTTATCATATTTACCAGTTCTAATGAAACTACTATACATAGCATTCTTTCTAACTCTATCTTTAGCATCCATCTATTCTGCATACAAAGCAGATACAAATTGGTCAGTAGGTAATTGATTATTTATTTGTATTGCTGCAGATGGAGCACCGTATACAGTAGTCATTAAACCTCCCAACAATGCACCGCCTTTAAAGTTTTCCATGAATTCCTAATCATTTGAATACACAGGATCCCACGGAGTAATAGCTGCAAATACAGCACGAGCTCCAGTACCAATGTTACGTATAAAACTCTTTACTAGATTTGGATCAGCATCAAAATTATTGTCTATATATCTCTATCCCTTAATGTACGGAACACCTTCTTCAGCTCCTTCTAGTATACCAGATACTAATATACGACCACCTAAATCAGTAATAGCTCTACGTTTAGTTCTCATAGGTAATCTACCAACATTATCTAAACCGAATGAAGTTATATCATCTATTCGATTAGATAATTGTTCTTGTAAACCTTTTCTTAATTTTGCACCTTTTTCAGCTAAAGTTTTTAAACCTTTTACTTTTTTAGCCATAGAACCTATAGGCACTACTTCAATTGCTTGTTGAGCTACGTCACTAATTGATAAAGCCATATTATCTATATATAAAGATCTTAAACCTTCTCTATTATCTAACATAGCTTTATTAAACTTTCTATTGTTTATCTTGATATCTCCAGAAAGTATACGATCATATACATATTCATCATCATTAATTTGTTCTGTGCTATAGCCTTGTTGCGCCATTTTGATTTTAGCATCAGCTAATACGTCTTCATCTACTCCTAATTTCTTAGCTGAATTCTTTACGGATTGCTTGTAGTTCTAAAATACTTCAGATTTAGATTCTTGATCTCTACTATATAAATTAGAACCTATAGATACTAAAGCTGCAGCTCCAGCCACTAATGGGTTTCCAGCACTAGCTGCGTAGTAGGCAGATAAAGTACCTAATATAGAAGACCCTACAGAGGCGGCACTAGAACCTAATAGACCAGGTAATTTAAATAACCATGTATCTATATCGGAAAAATCCATACCAGACTTCTCTTTATTTTTTCTATAGTACTGTGAAGTTAATTTTTCATCGAAACGTTTAGCCTTATCGGATTGTATTTCAGCATCTCTGAGAGAGACTATTCTCTTATTGTAGATATTATCATCCTACATACTACCGTCAGGTCTAGTAATAGGATTGATTTCTTTGTCTATTTCTATTAATGTGTTATCTAGATTGCCTTGTTTAAGACTACCTGTAATATAACTATTAAGATAATTGTTATTGAATTTACCAGATATAGCAGTATCATATGCAGATTTATTATTAACTTGCATTAAAGATGCTTCCTATAACTGCTATTTTAACTATTCATTAGTAGGATCCTGACTTAACTGTCTAGATAATTCTATTACTGCTTTACTAGAGTTTATATAATCTTTTAGGCTGATTAAGGTATTATAATCCTAATCAGCCATTATATACTCTCCTAACTTAGCGTCTCTTTCAGTTTGTGCTTTCGTTAAATTCCAATCATAGAACGCGTTAGAAGCCCAATCTGTAAAGCCATAATTATCAGGTGCTTCTTCATAGTTAGCATCTGGATTAGCCATACGATGCATATACTCCTCAGTATTAATCTGAGGAGCTATCATAGCGTCATACATTGCCGTTCTTTGTCTAATACCATCTATTAACGATGTATCGTATACTTTCTTTTTCTTTGCCATATTTATCTACCTAATAATTGTTGTGCTGATGTCTGGTATTCATCTTTAGCTTGAGAAGATCCTCCAATACCGCTAGAAGATCCACCTTGCCATCTTTGATTTACTCTTTGCCAATATTCTGAGGATGTATATGAATTTGGTAATGTTCTATAAGCATCTACTTCATAGTATTCAACTCCATCTTTGCCTACTACTTCAGTTACTTTAGAAGCGCCAAATTGTTGTTTGAGAGCTCCGCTAGTAGTCTATCTACCAAATGGCATAGAGTAACTAGAAGCCATTTCATTAAACCACACAGGATGATTTACCCACATACCTGTTCCTAATGATTCTTCAATTCTTTCCTTAGGTATTCTAAGTTTGCCAGATAAAGCCATACTTCCAGGTCCAGTCTTTACTACTTTATTATTTGGTATAAATTGAACTCCACTTAATTGACCACTTTCTACTAATTCTCTAAATGGAAAACTAGTGTCTCTTCCTATACCGGCATCTCTACGAGCTTTTCTACCAGGTCCTTCATTACCAGCAATCATACTAAATACTGTTTCTGGTAATAAGAATCCTTCTGTAGTATTAAATTGATAACCCTAATGCTTAATCCCATCACTATCTTGTATTTCTGTAGACAATGCTCCAACACCTGTTAACAAGTCGTCTTTATCGAGTAGACCAACAGGAGCGCTTACTTTGTTAAGTGCAGAATTTACTCCTTTTAAATAAGATTTAGTATTAAACTCTTTACTATCTTGACTAGTTAATGGAGAGAAACCAGCTACTCTCTAAAATTCATCTCTTACTACATGTTTGCTAGCTAAACCAACCATCTAACTCTATAACTGCTGAGCTCTGTTGCTAGCAGTTACTGCTGTTACATAATCTTCATCATTACCAGTTTGTCTATATCTAGCACTATACTCATTAGCTGCCTATACCATGGATCCGTATTCATTCTGCATTCTATCTATATTGCGCAGACCTTTGCGAGCATCATCTGCAATTTTACTATTTGGATACTTAGTGATCAAACTAGATATATAATCTCTATAACTATTAAACTTATTACCTATTCCAGACATAGTATTTCTAGTAATGCTATCATTTAAGAAATCTAATCTAGTAGGATTAGGTCTTATTACTTCTTCGTTACTACCTCTATTACTTTGCTTAGCCATAGCTAACCAGTATGGATCTACAGTATCTTGATTTACAATTCTATCTCTTTGTGAATCAGCTATCATTCCTACAAATCTTTGTCTAGCTAATTCAGTATCACCTCCAGAGGCATCTAGAGCTTCTCTATAATACTGTTGCCCTTGTGGTGTACTAATCAAATCATTAAATTTAGCATCTGCAATATCATACAATGTATCATATGTAATGCCTACTCTATTGTATTTGACTCCATCTTTCCATACAGATCCTATTGAACTAGGTTTTAGGTTACTAAAATAAGGATTAGCTAATTCATCAGCTGTCATATAGCGTAAAGGAGTAATTTGATCAAATACTCTCTTACTTCCTAAAGTGTCATAATTAGGTATATTAGCAGAATCCCAGCTTCGTTTATATCTACCCTCTGCTTCCATTTTAGCTCTCATTTCAAGTCCAGCTCTAAGATTATCAGCACTTTCTTTAAGCAAACTCAATGATCCATAATCTGTATTACTAATAATCGACTGTAAATTAGCACGAAAACCTGCATCTTTTAAGGCATCTGGATTAGAAACTATTTGATTAATAGCATCTTGTACATCTTGACGATTAATAGTTAAATTGTAGTAATTCTATGTGTCTATTGCAGATGGTGATCTAAATTCTCCAAACTTTTGTAACTAAGTATTAAACTATTGTGCAGCCTCATCTACAGCTTGCTTCTACGCTGCTCCTATTCTATATAATTCACCAAAGTTAATAGGTACATATGTATTTAATATAGGAGCTTCCGCTGCTATATCATATCTATTAGCCTACATTGTTACCTCCTTTTCTTAACCATTTATTAAACTGTCTAATAGTATCTGCTGTATAACCAGATTGCAAAAATGGAGCATACATAGCTAACATTGCATTATCTCTAGCTTCCTGATTACGCATTAACTCTCTATTCTGAGCCCATTGACTTAACTGACTTAAACCAGCTCTACGTATATTTCTAGCAGTAGCTCTATTTTGAGCATTAGCTTCGTTAGCCATATTTGTAGCATTAACCCATTGCTGTCCTAAACTATTCATAGTATTGGCATAATCACCTAAGTATTGGTTATTAACATTACTTTCTTGAGATCTTAAACTAGCTATAGCTCTATCTGTATTAACAGCTGACTGTAATCTATAAGCTAAGTTAGCTCCTGTATTGGTATTAATTTGGCTAGCATTATAATTACTAGTAGCTCTATTACGATTTAAATCTTCAATAGCAGGACTAATATTATAACTACGTCTACGCATACTATTGGCAATGCTTGTAACATAAGGATTATACACTGCATCGACTGTTTCAGGTCTACCAGTAAATAAATTAGACATAATAGGAGTTAAAGAAGCTATACCTGACAATGCGCTTCCCACTTTATCAAATAATTTATTACGTCTATCTGCTCTAGTTTCTCTATAACTAATATCACTAGGTGTAGCACTAGGAGACTCTACAGTATCATAGTCTGTATCATACACAGATTCTACTGTTGGAGCGTCATACCAAGTAAACGGTAATTCTGGTTTGCCTTCATCAATTAATCCTGTACTTGTAGAAGGAGTGGTTCTACGTCTTTTAACTGAAGTACTACTAACACTTGTAGGAGTTGTAGTTGATGCAGTTTGAGTATTACTAGGATTAACAGGTACATGCTACCATTGATTATTACCAGTTCCCCACTGTACTCCAGCCCCCCATTTACGATTAGGGTTATAGATAGCATCTACTATTCTATCTCCTAAACCAGGTTTAATCTCATCACCTAAAGCAGCTGCTTGTATCTACTTAGTCTTAGGTTTAATACCTTTACTTTGTTTAACAGATTCCTACATAGCAAACAACTGATCATGAATCATATTATTATTCATTTCATTTAGTTTTGCTGCATTCTCTGCAAATCTGTCATTATATTTACTTTTTTTCTTTGCCATCATTTTCTCACCAAGTTGTGCAAATGTTTCTTTTCTACCAGGTACTTTAAGCTTATCGCTTAATACTCTACTACCTTCAGGTAAACTAACTAAATTACTGTCAGTAGGTTTATTATTCTCTGGTACTTTGCTTATACTTCCATCTGGAGTCTATATCAATTCACCATCATCTACATATGCTAGAGAAGAGGACATACCTCCATTAGCCATAGTATCTGTATTCATACCAATCATATCATCATACACTTCACTTTGCAGGTAATTAGTACCTTGCACAGCAGCTCTATTGCTATAAGCATTCTTCTTAATTGCTGCTCTTTTCCTACGAAGTTTTCTATTACCAAATGCTCCAATTAGACCACTACCAAGACTACCTTCATCATAATCAGTAAAAGAAGTCATTCTAGCCTCTTCACCGGATCTACCTATTAGCCCTATACCTGCTCCTACTGCAGCACCAATTGGACCAGCAACTTGGAAACCAGTAGCTGCACCACTGGCTATGTCACTTACAGATTGTGCAGCAGCTTGCCCCCCTGTAGTAGCGTTAGATTTCTAAAAAGGAGTAGTTAAAGTATTTAATATATCAGGAGCATTTTCAAGCATATTGCCCCCAATTTCTTTGAATTGAGTTCCAAATGCATATGCTGGTACTTTTGTTTTCTTTTTACTTTTCATATTAAATTAATGAATTTCTGTATGTTGTTGTAATCTATGGTATTTCAAAAGTATGATCTATATCAGAATCTAACTCATAATCGCATATCATATACTTACCTCTTAACCTGGCAGGTAACGATAACGCATCTTCATTCTTATCTGCTCTAGGTATAGGGAATCTAAATGTATCTTCTCTATAATCGGTTATTATATGTTGTTCAGGAGTAATTACACTTCCTTCTTCATCAAGTTCTTCTTCAGTATGCTCTCTAATAGCTTCTTGATGTTTGGTACTGAATTTCATATAATCTATGATATCGTCCTTAATAGACTCTTGATTACCATCTCTAAACTCTCCTTGTAATCTAACATTATCAAATACTTTAGTATAAGGAGCATTCTTATTAATAACTATTTCTAATTTAGCTTTTCTATCTAAAGGAGTTAACCCTATTACTCCAGTATCATGTATAGTATGCAATTCATTGTCTTTTATTGCTACTACTCTATCAGAAATAGGTAACGACCATTTAGGATTAAATGTATAGAAAGATGTAAATCTACCTAACTACTCATTAAATACTAGTGGTTTATTTAGTACATTAAACCATACCTCATTATACTTCTTATCAAATAAGGACATAGCTTTAACCCTATCTTCTTTAATGTTTTTATTAAAGTAAGATTGTACCTGCTTTTCTTTAGATAACTAACTTACTTGACCTGTATAAGAACATATTTCGTTCTTATCATAATCGTACCAATAAAGCACATTATCTGAATTAATTATACTTTTATCATTCTTAATAGATGAACCATTAGTAGTAGTTACGTAGTCGAATCTGCTTAATATACCACCAGTACCTAATACTAGTTGATTTACATTATCGTCAGTAATAAGTGATCTTTCATTGACAGAAGCTACTCCTACTCCAGTATCTTGGAAATAGAATAGTCTATCTTTGAATACTTTTAGATTGGTTATGTCTCCCCACTGATTATCTACATCTAAGTAATCAGCTACTTTGAATTTAGACCACTAATCTATTACTTCATTATTAGTCTTAGCCTATGAAGTTAATATTCTATTAGTATATCTTACATCTTTATCGGCATACATAGAATTAGGTACATACAATTTACCAGTATTCTATGCAGAATAAACAGAATTATATACAAAGTAAGGAAGATCTTGTACATGTATGTCCTACATCTAAGTAGGCTCTAACTGCAACCAAGAATCTGCAAAATTTGAACTAGTTACTGTTCTATGAATCTGATCTCCGTGGAATAAATTCATATTAATAGAACTTTCAAATGGTATATAAGCTCCTATATAATTCTTCATTCCGTCCCATTCTTTAGCGTCAGGTAATTGGAATAGCATAGTATTAGGATAATCTAATAAGCTTAGATAAGTATCTCCTCCAAATACATACTTGCTGTCGTGCGCTGCTATACTTATGTATACAGAATTCTGTCTAGATGAGAATGTGTTACCACCATATATAGAATTACCATCACGTTTAACATTAAATACAGGAATAGCATTAGTAGAATCAAAAGGATGAAGTTCTGGATATTTACTAGTAGGTACGCTATTAAATCCAGAGAATACATTCTATAATTCTGGTACATGGGCTATAATACACGGACCAGCTGGGCCTTGTAATGATTGATTATTATTATGAATAAAATCGGACATAGAGTAGTTAGTATAAGTTCTATTACCTACATTTATTCTTTTAGCTACTACATCTGGAGCTCCATACATATTATAATCTATATTGGGTGGGTATTTAGCATCTTCAATATACGATGTAGATTGAGATTGCCCAAATGTTGGAACGAAATATTTAGCTATTGATGCTCCACGGTACACCTTATTACCTCTACTATCTTGATAAGGGAATCCTACAGCTAATACATTAAGACCCCATCTACTACCATAACCTACATATGGCACAGTATCTTGCTGCAATACTCTACCATCTATCTGAGTAACGTAATCCGCCGCAGCAAATATACTACGACTTACACTATTACCAATAGTATTACCATTTACATAGTTATCTTTAAAATCATCAAACTTGCTATCATTTACTTTACCACCTACAAATGGAGAATAGTATGAGCCTATACCATCTAAGTATACACTTCCTTCAAACAGTTTAGTTGCATCATCACCCTGTACACATATTTCTGGAGATACTAAACGTATATAATCATTTACTCTCATAGTAAGAGAGAAATTACCAATATCTTCCTCTGTACCTGTTGATATTGCTAATTGTTCACCAATCAAACTACAGAAGAAAGGAGTAGGTCTCATCTCCAAACTACTATCTAATTCAGATCCCTATCCTACATATTTATCCTGCTCTTGAATTCTATACTCATATACGTAACTACCTACTGTTTGCATAACTACAGTCCTATCACGTTCAGTTCTATCACAACGAACTATCTCGTAACTCACTGCACCTACAGGCATCTTCTTTACTTTGAATTCTACGCCCAAAGCATTACCTATAAGAGTATTGTTCTCATATCTAAACGGAGGCATTTGAGAAGCATGAGGCATTCTAATATCCCCTATCCAGAGTACAGGAGAAGCTACAGATTTATCATTGTAGAATATTATACCAAATCTATATATCTCATCTCTTTGGTAACCTCTATAATTAGCAGCTATATAAGGATCAGCATAGTTAGGTATATATGAATTGTTCTACTGTTCTTTAGTAGGTTGTACTATCTCAGGCATCTTGTCTGTACCTCTATTGATATATCTAGTATTGTTTCTAACAGTAGATACATCCATACTACAAGATTGATCTAATCTAAACTTATCTTGTTTATTGCTTAAATTTATATCTGTAGTTATGAATGAATATTCTATATTAATACCATAACCACCTAATTCACCTTCCTTATTGTATATATATACATTCTAGGAATTAGATGCATCCTTTGTATACTTTGTGTTATTAAAAGGATTTATACAGTCATGAGTAATAGGAATGCGTTTTATAGCTTCATCATCTGTTATAGATAGGCGAATGTTATTACTATCTAAACTAGATAATAACTATACGCTTCCTTCTGAATTAGCTCTATATGCTCTAGCATCATAGTCATTACCATCTTCATCTTCTGGTATCCAAGTATTCTCTGTTACATTAGCAGCGAATAGTCTGTTTTGCATCTTAGCAAGAGTCTACGCTATAAACTAATAACCAGTCATAGCATTAAATTCATCTATGGATATATCGCTCAATGTAGAGCCATAGTCTACATACTGAATATTTGTTTGACCATCTGGAATATCTATTTCATCTACTATACTAATAACAGGAGTAGAGTTATTCTGTTCATAAAATAGGCGTATTACTCTTAACTTATTGAAGTCCTAAAGAGATAGCTCAGTAGATAACATTACTGATTTGTTAGATGATTTATTCAAGCCAGTACCTTTATATTCAGAACTACCTTGGCTAGTTACACTATTTGTTAAGTGAATTAGCTCGCTCATTGGAGAAGTAACAGTTTCAGTGCCATGCACATTAAATAATTGATAACAATACGTTACCATTCCAGCTTTAAGGTTACCTTCGGATAACCAACGGAATTTAAACGGCAATAAACTTACTACTGGAGTTATTTCTAATGAACCAGGATTGATTATATTCCCATTCTCATCTATAAGATTAGAATTGTCTATATACTTATTACTCATTATGTTAACAATCTTAATAGGACTGTTTCCATCAGTAAAGTATATCTTTATATTAGTATCTGATTCATAGTTACCTACAATACTTAGTGTAGGATTTTTAGATAAATCTTCACATAATCCTAAAGCTCCTTTACATACTAACTTGATTTGAGGCATGTTGGTATCGAACCCCATTAATCTGTATATCTTATTAATGTTATCAGATGTTTTAGTTATTACTACTGCAATATCATTTATAGTAGTAGTACCTATTATCGTCTCATCTTTAGGTATAATAGTATCGTATCTTCTAGGGTTCTCTATACTTTGTAATACTCCTGTAGTTCCTCCATCATTAGTGATAACACGAACATCCTCAGCATATCTATACTGAGTATCCGGTATCAAATTTACGTCCTAGTCCATATTAAGACCTTGCGTAAATGTATTAACTTGTGCAGTATTACTTATCATATCAATCTTAATGCGCTATCTTGGTTATATAATATCTGTTCTTCGCCACTAGTACTGAAGAAAGTATCGTGATCATTCATCTCTGGGTATAGTTTGTGCCAGGTATTCTTTATCGATTCTATTTCATCTGGTCCTGGAGACATTGCTTCAGCATAGGCCTATTTGCGATAAAAATTCCAACTATTTCTCATATCATAGTAATCTTGTTGGCTTATCTATCCTTTTAATTTAAGGGGATAAAAGTGTTTAACTCCCAGATACCATAATAAAGCCTCCTTATAAGACTCTAAATCCGGTATCATTGGCATACTATCTTCATCTGTATATATAGCATAATAAGATATCTTAATATATCCCCTAGGTACATTAGTCATTATATAACCTGGCTTAGTCATATACTGTAAATCATAACTATACATAGTACCATCTTTATGCCCCATTCTGTTACCTAGATATCTACCGTTTGCTGTAGGCACCGTATTCTGGTTTATTAATGCACTTAATGTTTCTCTAAGGTTATTATCCTCATTTAACTTGTCTAATGCTTCTCTATCATTAGTAAGATTAAACATATTCTTAACCAATGGAAACATAGCTGCATCCTGTATCAACATACAAGCTTTACTACAGCATTGATTATCGTGAGATACACCAAAACTTGATGTAGCTTTTCTCATAGGTAACCAACCACCATTACAGCAGTATGAGTACGCTACCTAATCTAATTTGTATAAATCACAAGGCAATGATACTTGGTGGCATTCTATTGGAAGTACTTCTACTTTATGTTCAAACTACTGTATAGCTCCAATCTTAAGCATTCCCTCGAGTAACCACTCCTTCCAATCTGATATTCTTATCTAGTCCTCCTATAAATTGAAATCTGCAATAGCCTTTGCTATTACAGTTTTAGAGGATATCATTCTGTTGTTTATCATAATTCTATATAGTCTCTTATACGATTTTTAATTATTTTACAGAGGTCCCTCTTATTATCTCTTGAAGCTATAAACTAATACTTAGTTTTATTAGTAAGTAGACTATCTTTCTTTGACCAAAAGAAACGGTATTTCCATCCATTACTGTGTTCATTAAGTAAATAAATCGGCTTGCCTAATTCTTTTGTAGCTTTCCAGTCCCATCTAAGACTCTTACCTGTAAATTCTTTTGGTTGATGTTTGATGATTTGTAAAGTACCTAATCTACATGGAAACTTAAACTCTTTACAGTTGTACATTACTTCGTCTCTAATGTACTAAAAGTAGTCATTAATAATGTTCTTATATGTCTATAAGTCAATATCATATGGTGTATTAGGTTCTATGTACTATTTATAGCTTTCATAGAAATCAGTAGTAGTATAACTCTTTCTCTAATATTTCATACATCAATTATTTATCACTAACTCTGTTCTATGTATCATCATGCGAATCATTAGTATCATCACTAGGCATAGTAATCATAAAACGTAATTCTCTTTCTAATATCATTTGTGTAATAGTCGGTATCATTGCAGATGGTATAGGAAATTCACTATCTGGATCAAAACAAGCATTGAGTTCTGTAGGATCTTCAGCTATTACATCTACGCTGATATACTCTAGCTGATTAGAATCACCATCTACGTATATTCTGTTATTCTTAACCCATGCAATATAATCTTTACATGTAGCCTTTCTATACTTCTATAATTTAGCTTTAGTACGACTACCTATCTAAATTATATTACCAAACATATCACGTACATTTATTACTCCAGGTCTATAGTTAAAGTCTATTAACTTAGGGAGCTCTTTATCTCCTACATAAGTAAAGTAACCTGGTACAGTTTCTTCACGGTCTAAATGGATAGGTTCTATAGTAGTAAGATACATGTCGTTTATATCTCTGTCTTTATCTATGTCTTGCTTTATTAACATAGCCCTGTAACCTATAATCCACTTTTCAATTTGTATTCTACTTAAATGCTCAGACTCTGCAATATTATTATTACGAGCAATAAGTAGAATGTTATCTACAAGCTAATTGAGTGTCATAATATATTATGTTTTAATAACGTTATAAGCCATATAACGCATTTTAAGGCTGTTATAGGCACTTTCTATTATTAGTAATACAATCCTTTAATTCAAGTAATAGCGGTCTTAAAAAGGCTTAAAATAAAAAAGGTTGATCTTATTGACCAACCTTATCCATAGCATTCTTCATATCCTAAGGGAGCATTTCCTTCATAGGTGGTGGAACCATCTAATTAGCTTTCCTTATTATATTCTTCAACTCACTAACTTCTTTCTATAGTTCTAATATTTTATCATTCTCTCTAGCTGGTTCATTATCTACTCCCAGCTTATCTAATAATACTTGGCACTTAGCCATTTCTTCATCGCATTTAGCTATTGCCTCTTTCCTCTACTTATACGTATTATATTGATTACGTACTATATTTATAATTTCTTGTTTATCAGTAGATATAGTAAGACCTATAGAATTATCTGTTATAACTGATTTATTCTCAGGTATAGTAAACTTCTTAGTCTCTCCATTACACTATATAGTTATATCTACTACTTTCTTTCTGGGTTGATTAGGCATAGGGAACTATCCTGGTGGTAGTGGCTCATCATATATTGAACTTACTTGAGTAACAGAACCCTCATTATACTCAGTAGTTTTCTTGAATGTACCAACTACTTCTATTATATATACCTTGTCACCTATATTTAATTGATTGAATAACATAATAAGTTAGTTTTATAAGGGCTCAATTAAGAGCCCTTTTGTTTATTATTACGCACCTGGTGCGGTTATATTTGCAGGATAAGCATTCACTAACTAATAGACATTATTACATTTATTATAATATATTAAATATCTAAAGTTTAGTTGTAGGTCACCTGCTTGTACATCTTCTTGTAGAGCGTTGCGAAGCATAGATTGATTATTATTTTCACTGTTACCATCTGATAAACCTACTGGTAATGAAGCGCTAGCTTCAGCAGAAGACTGTCTTACATCCAGAAAGAACAATCCTTCGTTTGGTAAACTTCTATACTCTTGATAATTAACGTCATATCTTACTTCAGTAGAAGTAGCTACTACCCCAGTAGTTTTAAGTACTGGAATTCCAGATATAGTATTTAATCTTCTACGACGCCTTCCAAATAAAAATGGACCCCAAAATGGGAATAACGGTTGTACATTATAGAAAGGATACATAATTACCTCCTTTCTTTATTAGCAACCACAACCACAACCATTGTTATAACCTACTCCATTAAAGGCTGCATCACCAGCATAAGCCCCCATAGCAGCAGCTCTAAATATTTCAGGATTATAGCATGACAATTGCGGATAAGGAACGCTTACTGTATTAGGTAATTTACATTTAATACCATCCACATCTGACTGTAAAGAGTTCAGTTTAGTTACAATCGGAGCAGTAGCAGAGCTAATCATATTACCAAAAGTAGCTGTCTGATGTTCTTGACTTAACTGAGTAAGCAGTGTAGAGTTTCTCTCACGTAAACTGTCAATCTTATCAAGTAATGCCTGATTCTGCATAGCATCTAACTTAGCAATTATAGATTGAGTATTAGCAGCGCCACTATCGCGAAGAGCTAAAGTATTACTGTTCATAGTATTAACTAAGTTATTAGTCTGATTACATACAGACAACTGGTTTTCATAACCCATCTTAGTAATATTGTTATTTACAGCATCAATAGATCTCTGAGTAGTGCAGCAGCAATTAGCTAACTCAGAAGCAAGAGATGCATTACCTGAAGTAATAGCATTGATTACTTCACAGCTAGACAATTTAGTATCACAAGAAATCTGACTTACACCAGAATTGATAGTATTAAGAGCTGTCTGAACAGCATTAATATCACAATTCAAAGTATTAGACAGTGAGCTTATAGCTTCCTTATTGCCATTAATAGCTTGCATTAACAGGTTGGTGTTAGCGTCATTATTCAGCTGAGAAGCTAAACGACTTGCGTCATTACCTCCACGACCGAAACCATTACCACCGAAACCGCCCCAGCAGAAGAAGATCAGGATGATCCAAATCCACCACCAACCGCCGTTTCCACCGAAACCACCGTTGTTCATCATAGCCATCAAAGCAGCGGGATCCATATTACCTTTATTAGCATTCTATATTAAAGCAGCAAGACCAGCATCTATACCACGATCCTGCACAATAATTCTATCTTCTAACATAATTGATTTAATTTAAAAAATTGATTTTTATTAATATCTAACGTAGCGAACTGCTTTGCCACGTCCATATTCTGAATAAGGTTCGTACTCTTTTTCTCTTTCGAGCATACGTTCATAATCGTCTTCATAGTCTCTAGCTCTGCTAGTAGAATATACTCTACGACCACCACGCATCATACCACCTCTTCTACCACCTCTACGGAATAAGCCGATACGTTCAAATTCGTCATCATCATCTTCTTCGTATTTATCACGCTTTTCAACTTCTTCCTCATAGCATTCCATTTCAGCTTGTCTGATCTTATCACACATAACGTAAATATAGTAATACCACATCTTACCTTCATCAATGTCTTTATCATTGATCCAAGCCTTTGCTAATTCAACAAAATGCTTAGTGCTGTTAGAATTAGTCATACTTATAATTACTTTATAGTAGTCAGAATAAACCATGTTGAGTGCTACGAACCAATCATAACGGTTAAATCTGCTACCCAGATTTATTCCGTATTGGCTAGCTAATGCGGTAGTTTCTTCTACAGACCAATGTGGTCCACGAGTACCGTCCTCATTTTCCATTTTACTTACAGCTTTACGGGCATGTTCCTCATTGAAGTGAGGACCGTGTTCTGCTTCGTAAGCCTTTACACGAAATATTCTATGCATATTATTATTGATTAATATTATTGAATATATTGATTATCATTTTGGTAACTCAATTACACGAGTATCAGTTACCTTGATTATTGGATTACTGTTAACTATCTGATATTTTTTGGTACGCATACGTTTCCAATCAAAGTGCAAGAACCTAATAAAGCCGTTACGGTACTTATTCTTGTATTCTTTCTTCTCTTCTACAAACAGAATCTACTGATTCTTAATATCTAATGTGGCTTTAAGGATTGAATCCTTTCTACTAACTATGATAGTTGTTAATGGATTAATTTTAAGTTCTTCGTCGAAATCTATTAGCTTATGTTTTATAATAGTTCTAACTGAATCTTTAATCTCGGTATTGATTACATTTATATTAGTTAGGTTCTTGTCTTTGATTTTAAGCTTTTTCTAAGCATCCTTGGTTTCTTTTAATAAACTATCATTACTAGTATTTAATTCTTCTATAGTAAGCTATAGTACTCTGTTTAACTATTCCTTCTAGGATGCTAACTGTTCATAAGCTCTAACATTGTTAGTTATTCTGTCAATCTCTTTATTCTTTTTCTATAGCTAATGGTTCTAAACAAAAACAGTCGCAATAAGTAAACTAACTAAACCTACTGCGACTGCTCTGAAATTCCTTGTAAACCAATTAACTAACTAATTCAGTATTGGAATCATCTGGTAATTCTTTATCTAATGATATATCTAAATATTTCTCTCCTTTTGCTTTTATAACCTTTTTGAGGATTTTCCATATTTTCCATTTAGGATATAAGTCGCTAAATGATTCTAGTAACGACCAAAACTCAACTAAGGCTATCATTCCTGCTACTATTTCTACAGCGTGCAGGTTAATAGAGGTTACTACCAGCTAATCTATTATTGATGCACTAGTTATTGCTACTGCTGCATCTCTAGTCTTCCATATAGTTTTCCATGCTTTATGTGATTCAATCTTAGGATGCCCGTATTTTTTAGAGACTTTATAACCATAGATAGCATCAAGTAGTATTAATATACCGACAGCAGTGATAGGAACCCATACAGGTGCGAATATAGAAAGTAGCCCAGTTATAACAGAAGCTACGCATTTATCCGTACTACTGAACATGTTCTTAAATATTGACATAGTATGTTCTCCTAATTGTTGGTAATTCATAGATAGTAGCTGATAATAAAAATCAAATAAGCCCTGACAGATTAAAAGGGGAGTAAAATCTGAGAGGGCTCTAAATTCCGTTTGAGATTATAATTATATAACGATAAGGTTTATTTAAGGTTTCTGTTTTGAAAATCTTCTTGCATAAACTAATAGCTCTTTATAGCGTAATATCTTCTTTAAATTAATACCGTTACAATGTTTAAATCCATCCTATATGACTGCAACCTTTTATTGGTTAATTAAAACCAGTTTTCTTCAGATTCTATAGAATCCAATTGTTCATAATCCTCATCATTTAACTCTAATGTAGCTGGAGCTGCCGGTAAAGCGGGTTCACCATAGAAGGTAATTCGAGTCCCGACATCAGCATAGGAAACGCCCAACCCACCGTAAGAAAACAAACAGAACAAACCCGCATGAGACCTATTGACTGAGCTACCGCCGATGAGAAGAATTCTAGGTGTAGCTATAGCACTAGTCCAGTGATAATCACAATAATAAGTTGTAGCACTAGCTCCATTTCCTATTACAGTTGGGAATAGATCTGCCTAATTATTATTAACGAGTTTTTTTACATATTGATCAGTAATTGTACTTTCTTTAAAGTCTTGTAATTCATAACCTGCTGCAATTAATTGCTCTGCAGTAGGATTAGTTCCTCCTTCAAATGTACCAAACTTAGTATAATCTTTGCAGATGTATACACTATTATCAGTACCAGCAACTACTACATCAATTACATTCTTCCACACATGACCAAATGGATTCTCAATACCACGGTATCTAGGAACATTAACTGTCTTAGTACCAGTAGATGCACCCTCTGCATTAGTATTAGTATGTGTATATTCGATTATACCAGTACTATTACCTAATGAATTAGTAGTACCACAAGGTACAAAAGAATATGTAGTAGCTCCATTTACAGTTACAGTTCTTGTAGTTACTCCATCACCTAAACCACCTTGATGATAACCTTCTGCAGTTAAGCTAGCATTAAATGCTTTCTGACTATTCAGAGTAGCATATTCTACTACGAATAACCAAGTAAGATCTCTGTGAGCGTCATAAGTATAGATATTCCAGTTATTAGTACGAGGATAGGTACTATTTGCACTTCTAGCCCAAGTTTGTAATTGATCTATGGTAGTATCTACAACAGGTTTAAAGTTAATTTCTGGATTACTAATAGATCTAAGTAAGTTACTTATGGCTGAACTATTCACAGTAGCTTCATAAGCACCTATATACTTCTTCTCTACCTTAATATAACCCGGAAGATTATACTCACTCATACGAATTTCAACTGTATTATCTGGAGTAGCTACTAACAATCTATAATGTTCTGGAAGTTCTACAAAAGTTTCTGGACTGAGGCCTTTACTATCTTGAACTACAGCAGTGCCATCTTCCCACTTAGTCCAATCGTCTGCTTTTAAATACCTCTTAGTATTGTCATCATTATTAATAGTACAACCTCTCATCTTACTCTGGATAGGAAGTGTTCTATGCATCTCCATATTACCAGTACGTACACCATCAGGACTAGAACTATTAGCTAAGTCAAACTTAACACCATACCACAGTTCGTTTTCATTTCTACTAAGCTTACCAATCTCTTCATCAAGAGTAACTGCAGCACTTATAGCACTAGGACTATCTGCTAAGTAATTAGTACTTGATAAGTCAGGCATTTCATTAGCTTCAGTTAAACCTACCTTATCATTTACTTTAAGTAAAGTAGTTCTAAGTTCTGTAATATCTTGATTTAAAGCTGTCTCTAAACTGTCAATATTACCTTGAAGTTCTGTATCCTTAGCTTTGAGTTCTTTCACTGCATTCTCTCTTGCAACCTTTTCATCATTAATTGCATCAGGAAGAGTTTCATTAATGGCTAACTTCTCAGCACCAGTCATTAAACCAGCGACAGTATTAGTAGCAGGAGTAATAGTAATATCAGCTAAAGTAGATTCTACATATCTACCATCACTCTTCTCTACTCCAGTAAGACTGATAGTAATGTTATTAACATCTGTCTGATCTAACTGGAATGTACTTAATAAATTATCTGGCATAGAACCAACTACATTCTCCATAGCTTTACCCTTACCGCCATCATAAGCAGTACCAGTAATATCACCAATAATAATAGCATTAGAATCTATGTGTACCCATTGTGAACCAGACCATCTAAATTGATAGCTTACTTCACCAGGAGTTACATTAACATAGATTCTATCTCTCTCACCTACGATAGGAGTTTCGTGTTCAGCATCTGCATATAACTGTATATCCTAAAGTACTCCAGTAGGGGATACAGTATAAGTAGCATATGCATCCATCACATCATCAACATATGAAGGCAATTGACTAGCAGGTACTTTACCATTACCATCAAGTTCAGCAAGACCATTAGGTTGACCTTTTAATGCTTTGAAGTCCTATAAGTCTTCATTCACATCATCAATCTTAGTATCCAGTCTATCTACTTGAGCTTTTACAGCAGCATCACCTTTATTAATAGCATCTACTATACTAGTACCTTTAAAGTAGTTATTGCTACTATTATCAGGCAAAGATATAATGTCACTATTCTTATCATAGTTTAAACCAACAGATTGAACAATCTCTTTAATATGAGTCCATTGGTCTACATTAGCATCTCTATTTAACGGTATCCACTTCTTAAGATCAGGACTATATGACTTAATAACATTACCTGTACTATCTGTTGCTAAGTCAATCCAGTAAGAAACTTCTTTAGGATTTGGAGCATACTTAGATGCTATGAAATTAGGATTTTCTTGTTTAACCATATTTGCAAATATTTAATAATTAAATAATCTCCTGTTCTGGAGTATTGTATTCTTTCTATCTCGTATATTCATCATTGAAATATACAATATTGTTTTCATTATGTTATTGGATTTAATGCTACAACTTGACCAGCTTCAGTCTTATCAAAGTAATTAACTACAGCAAATTCCTCATCTGCTGCCTAACCGTCTCTACTGCTTACATAACTCCTAATAAACTGCTGACCTCTCTTTTCACTATTACCCGCTACATATCCATATCTGAATGCAGTACTTATACTATCATTGTATATAGTGCCATTCTCATTCATAGCGATTACTTTAATCTATCCTTCCTCAGTCATAGTATCAGTATTCAGACATCTAACAGATCCTATTATTATATCTCCGTCTACATTAGTCTAATCATTCCATGTCTTATACTATTTACCATTAAATGTAACATAACCATTAACGGAAGTACTTAAAGTACCTTTATGTGTAAAGTCTCTCTATATCGTTAAATTGGGCATACCTTCTACGCTATCATCTACAGGATTAATTTTATACCATCTATCAACGTATTTAACAGCTTCTCCAACCCATATTTTATTAGGCATACCTTCTTCAGACACCCAACCATCTTTATCAGCGAATACAAATGATTGACCTGTTACTCCCATATCACTACCCTTCATTTGATATGCTTTTACTATAACTCCTCCTTTATAAGCAGTACATTCAACAGTCACAATACCGTCATTTTTATTTCCAAACCAGTTTCCTCTAAGCTATACAATTAACTATTCCGGCATAGTTAAACTAGGATCATTAGTATATACATCTTGTATGGATTTAATGTCTACCATTACACACTCTGCTCCAGATTGAGTGTTATCGCCTCCCCAGTATAAAAACGGTTGAGTTCTATTTTCAGACGAACCCCAACGCCATCCTACTATTTCACTAGGGATACTAGGAGCGTTAGTGATGTTAGTACCGGTATCAAAATCTCTACCGTTAGAATCAGTCCATATGAATCTCAACTATATACTATTGAAATCATAGAAGTAAGCTACATCATCCCTAGTAGGCCATATATGATTTACTCCATCAAATACATCAGATATATTAGTATTGCCTACAGTTCTCTTTTGTAGGGGAACTGCTCGTCCCCCTGCTATACCTAACTCTAACATTACTCACTCTCCTCATCAATAATATTATAAGTCATACCTGCTACTTTAGTAAGCTAATTATATTCAGCTTCAGTACCAGTCCATATAGGTAATGATATCTTACCATTATTAGCACTAGGTAACGCTAAAACAACGCCAGTACCTTTGTTCATTGCTTGCTGTACTGGGTCTAACACAGATATCTTATTCTCGCTAATAAGTTTATTTATTAGCTGAGTAATATACTCTTCATCAAGTAATTCACCAACATTACCAAGATTATTTTCAATATTAGTAATCTTATTATTGATACTAGTTATACTCTGTTCAATATCATCTATACTAGATTCTAGATTAGTAATTCTATTGTTAACAGTAGTTATCTTACTATCTAGATTATTTATCTTACTAGTGAGTTCAGATATACTTTGATTAACTTCATTCTTAAAATCTCCTATTGAAGATTCTATAGTAGTATCTATGTAGTCTTTGATTCTACTATCATTAATTACTAAATCAACAATCTAGTTTATAGGAGCTTTATAGTTCTAATCCTTTTCAGCTACAACCATGTATTCACTACCTTCAAGATTGCGCTTAGGATCTAGCTCCAATATCTTTATGCCATCACATTTATTCATAACTATTATTCTTTAAAGAATCCACTAGGAGCACTTACTTTATTAAATACAACACTATCAGTAGTAGCTAATGACAATTGAGCTCTAGTAACTATATGAGGATTATCTCTTCTAGCAGCATGGGTATCAATAGCATTTTGTGCATTAGTAATTAATTGTTTAAGTTCATTAATCTGAGATTGCAGATTATTATCAGCATTAGTTCTATTTTCAATCTCTTGATTAATTAATTCAGTAAGGTCAGTAACTTTACCATCTACGTAAGTCTTAAGTTCATTCTTAGCTTTAGCAATCTCACTATTTACATAGCTTCTTAAATCACTAATCTATTGATCAATCTTACTATCTAACTCTTGAATATTCTGAGTTAATTCAGTAATCTTCTGTTGAATAGAACTTAAATCCCCACCTATTACTTCAGTTATATCTTGACGTATTTCTTCAATACTAGAATTGATGTTAGTAATATCTTGGTTTATATCATCAATGTTGTTATTGATATCTGTAATATCCTACTTGATATTATTAATATCACCTTTGATATTATTAATCTCATTTCTAATATTGTTAATCTGAGCAGTTAACTCTTCTACTTTCTGATTAACGTACTACCACAGTTTATTAACTTCCTCTTTCAGTTCATCTTTAAATTCAGCTAATTCATTTCTGATTTCAGTTATAGCTTCATTAATAAACTGTTCTATCTAATCAAGAGCTCTATTAATATAATCAATGATAGCATCTACTTGTTTATCATTCAAATCTAGCATCTCCCATGTATTAGTATCATTACGATAATATCTAATACAACCACCATAGTAGTTAGAAGTAACGTCAATCCAATAATCTACTTCTAGAGGATTAGGCTGCGTATCTGATGCTCTAAATCTAACTATCTCTCTTTGTAACATATGTTATGCTTTAAATGTTGTTATTTTATCTTCTGTACCATCATCATATACATCGATATGAACCCATGATACACCATCCTCTAAACGTACTTTACATGGTAACAATAAAGGTTTAGCCTTTATCATTTCTCTTATTTCTTCTGCAGTCTTATTATCACAAGTAAAGTCAATTGCGTTACCAGTCGTGTGACCGCTAACATACACTCCTTTCTTACTCTTTACTAAAGGACACAGGTTGCAACGCATACCCCTTTGATGCATAGTGCTTGTATTAATATGCATTGGCATTCGTAAAATATCAGTACGTAGACACAGTAACACATGTAGTAACTAAGTACTTAAGAACATCCATGACTATTCTCCAAATCTACTATATATGTGATTACATACTAATTCCTTTACGTTAAAGTAAGGTTTAAGCTGTTTAATTATTTCTTCTCTCGGCATCATTGTTATTCATCATTAGAGCATCACCAACTAGATTGGCTGCTACGTTCATACCAAATTGTTTAGTATCGTTATCTATCTCACTTACCTTCACGTTGATTTGAAGGAGCAGAAGATATATCTGCTCCAACAATTCTCTATCTGTCATATGTGCTAAATACGGATTCACGATATTATATTACCTCTCTGTGTCACTAATATCTCAGCTGCTATTGGTGTATTTGTAATCTCTCTATAATTATAGCTAGTTGATGGGGCTGAAGTAACAAGTTGTAAAATGTATAATTTTTCACTATGATTTATACCATCAGACTTAGGAGCATTAACTTTCAATAAATCATACTAGTAACTTCCACCATTCTGTATATATTCATAACCAAACCAAGTTGTAGTCATTAATGCGCTAACAGTTACCTTTTTTACCTCGCTAATAGCTCCGAAATTATAGGTATATGCATCATAGTCCGAATCTACAGTATGTACTTCAAACGTACTCTCCCACTCATACTATTTTGTTGTTGGAGTGGTTACAATTCCAAAGCTAATTTCATCAGGATAAGTATCACTTCCTCTAACATGCAAATAGTACGTTGCAACAAATGCGTCACTACCTACTTGCATAATATCACAGGTAATAGATTTGTTACTTTCATTTTGTGTTACAGTAACAAATGTCTATCTATTACTTTTATTATTAAAATTAGATGACAGTGTAAATTTAAATTTACCCTCATTAGCAATGGAACTAGATACTTTAGTTACAGTTGCCCAAGAAGCGTAATCTCCTATACTAAAATCTACGTATTGTCTAGAACTAACGTCTTCTACTCCGTCCACATATTTAGATTTATAGCTAGCAAAAGTAACTGAAGCGCCATCATACTCTTTCATTTTTCTGATTGCAATTGATATATTGTCCCTAACCCCATTATTAAATCCGAACTTGTATCTCCATTCTACTGTTGCAGAATAAGCCGCTTGACTAACATTAACAGTAAGTGTTTTATCAGAACCACTCTAGGTTAACACTACTTCTCCACTTCTTGCAGATCCACTATTATCAGATGCACTGATAGTCACTTTACTACTAGTAGTAGAAGTAGTTATCCAACTAGGTTTACTAGACACACTCCAAGATTGACTACTACCATTCTTAGTAGATATTACAGGTATATTGGCAGCAGTTCCATTAGCAGAGAAATCCCACGGGAAGCTTGCGCTAACATCTGAGGTACTACCATCTTCCCAAGTAAATACATAATTATCTGCAGGTGGTACATAACCGCTTTGTGATATTGTAGCATAATCTCTTTTTCCAGATTCTTCCTATTGGAAGTAAACATTTGCAGATCTAGAAGATGTAGATGAATTAGAACTTATAGTAAATCTACCATTACTATATGTTGCCCACGAAGGTAATGTACTACTATCTATACTATATCCTAAACTGATCTGATTACCATTTACCAACTTATATGAAGTAAAGCCTATATCTCCTGTACCACCACTAGCTCCAACATTAACTTGCCACGGACTAATTGTAAATACATACTCAATAGTAGGTTCAGCACCTGCTTGAGTAACTGTACAAGTGGCAGACTTGCCACCATGAGTTGCTTTAATAGTAGCAGTTCTACTAGATGTAGATGTATTCTCTCCTAATGTTAAAGTACTAGGTGAAGAGCTACTACTAAGACTACCTAAGTTAGTAGATAATGTAGGATTACCTGTTTCTTCAGTAACATCTCCACTAGCCCAATATACGGTTCTCTTAGCACTAGCTGTAATAGTAGAAGTACCTCCACTACTAGATACACTAGTAGGATTAGCTGATACAGATATAGTCCATTCACCATATGAACTAACATCATCCCCATCCTGTGATAAACTAATAGTAACTGTCTTATTAGACTCATTCTGAGTTATAGTAACTGTACCTGTTCTATTTGAAGTAATTTCATTAGCAGAAGCACTTACTGTAGTTCCACTTAAAGAGAATCCAGTACCAGATATAGTAGTAGACTTTAATGATACACTAGTATCGCCACTCTATTCTACCCCATCCAATACCTTTCTTTTATAAGAACTAACAGTAAAAGACTTACTACCACCGCCAGCTCCAAATGTCATACTAGTAGGTGATACTGTTAAGTAGTAATTCCAAGTCTCTGCTTTCTTACGTATATCATCTATCTTTACACATTCATTAGCTCCATAAGTAGAAGCATTATCAATAACGATTAATGAATTAATAGCTAAAATCTAGGTCTTAGTAGGACATTCTGTCCCACTCTTACCTAGACTAAGCTTACTTAATATCATAGAATATGTTGCTATTTCATTACTCATGTTGCTTATTCTTTAAAGTTTCTATTTCAGCTTTAAGCTTTTCAATCTCATCCTTAAGCATCTTAACTCCTTCAATAGCTAATACACCTAACATCTCATACTCTACCTTCTTAACCTTAACATACTCTTCACCATCTTTAGTGAATAATTCAAACTGTTCGGGATTACTTACTTCAGACTTAAGAGTATCACTTTCAGTTACTATGTCCTCAAAACCTAATTCCTCTAAGTTCTATGCTATAGTACCTATTTGCTTCTAATCATTCATTATAAATGATACAGTGGGTATAGAACATATCTAGTCTAGAGTATGGTCTAAAGGTTTAATATCTGATTTTAATCTAGCATCAGATTCTTTGAAGAAACCACCAGCTGCGTATATTTTTTCAGTAGATAAAATACCACCTAACACATGTAGTTTTTGAGATGGTGTAATATTACTACCTATTACAACGCCTCCGCCATTACCACACATTATGATATTTTTGGTTCCATCCGTATTTCTATGGTTCAAAAATAGATTACTATTATATGAATTTATTTCATTTGTGTGCTCTATATTTATACCTCCAGCTGCTCTAATAATATTATCTCCAGCATATATAGCCTATTTAGGAGTTATAGTTACTTCTCTAGTCACTCCAGAAGTAGGCTTAGCTTCATTGGTTATGGATTCAACTACGTTAACTAAATCTGCGCTGTTCATAACATTCGCATAAACCATAAAGGTTTGATATGTACGCGTCTATTTAAACCATAGATGAACGTATCCTCGATGTATAAATACTTTTATATCCCCAAAACTAGCACCATTGTTAACCCCAGTATATTGTAAAATTGAATTTCCACTATTATAGTTATAAAACTATATTACTGTATCAAACGGAGGTGTACTATTATAAGAATTACCAAAAATTCTTACTGTTGCCATTGTGTTGCTATTAGATGATATTTTTAGTTTTACTAAACAACCCTTATCGTAATCATATACAGTATATGGTGAGTATCTTTTATCTAACTCATTAGCATAATTACCTTTATGGAGTAATTTATAATGAGTACCTCCATAATAGAAAGTTGCTCCTTCATTTAAACTATCTACGCGGCCTAATGATATACATGGATGAGTTGTCAGTTTATCATTGTATAAATATGCTCCTAATGAATTTGTATACCCTACTTCTGCAGTTTCTACTTCGTTATTAACAAACTAGATAAGACCCGTAGTATTATTACCGCGCAAAGTTAAAGGCTAGCCAGATGAAGTTTGATTTATTGATAATACTCCCGTCATAGTATCCCCAGCTTTTTTTACAAAAGCAGATGGACTAATACCACCAACTGTGTCAGCATTGCCAGCATTAGCTGGCTTACCAACGCTTACAGTCTATGCACTACCTCCAGATGGAGTTACTGTGAAATTACCAGCAGAACCATTAGCAAATGTATAAGTAGTATTAGTATTCTATGCAGGGATACCTAAAGCAGTTATATCAGCTTTAGTTACAGCTGCAACTTGTTTAACATGACTAGTTGCGTCTGTAGCTACCTTATATAACCCTAAAGTCTTATTTGCAGCTTCTCCTGTAGGATGAACATATTTATTTGCTCCTGTAGATATTCCATCTAATTTAGTTTTATCAGCAGCAGACATTAAACCACTAGTAGACTATGTGGCGTTACCGTAAGTAGTATCTTGCCCTGGTATACCTAAAGCAGTAATGTCGGACTTAGCCACAGCAGTAACACTAGCTACATGACTAGTAGAGTCAGTAGAGAACTTATAGAATCCAGATGCTTTACTAGGTGCAGAACCAGCAGGATGTACATAGTTATTATATGTAGCTCCTTTAGTTAAAGTAAGAGTATCACCACTAATAGATGCAGTAGTAACAGCATTACCAGAACCAGCTACAGTTACTTTACCAACCTTCTTAGCTAATTCTGTATTCATAGTAGACTACAGATTATTGATGTTAGTCTGTAACTAATTATCACCATCCTTTCTAGCTTGAATCTCTACATTCAAATCGTTAATAATCTCAGACGAACTGCTCTCGATAAGCTCTTCTAATCTATCTACTTCAGTAGTTACTCTATTATCTAGATTAGTAATTCTATTAGGTATATTAACGTCTAAGTTCTGCTTATCAGTTGCAGTCATTACACCAGCTGCAGATTGAGTAGCAGCAGGTATAGTCTATGACTTAGTAATAGGATTCGCATATGAATTACTAGCTGCAGATAAATCAGATTGCTTATAATTAATAGTTACGCTAGTTGCATTTCTAGATGTTGCATCTACACCAGTAACTAAGTTCTTAGGTAGTGAATCAAGTTTATCGCCAGGATTCTGTATACTACCAAATTCATTATATAAATCATCTAATCTACCTTTATCTATTGCAGACATAGCACCTGCGTTAGTAGTTGTAGCTGATGGTATATCTATATTATCGTCCTGTAATGGACCATAATTTAAACCATCTTTAGCTGCATACTTATAGTTAATCTTAACTAATTCACCAGTACTAGTAGTAGGAGTAAGATATGAAGTAAGTTTAGTAGGCATACTATTTAAAGCATCTCTATTAGCTTTACCTTTATCTCCAGGATACGCTGTACTAGGAGTTTCACCTAATGCCAAACTCTAACTAATCTCTAAGTATTGAGTACCAGTCCATCTATATGTTAAGTTAGTATCCTTAGATACATATATCTTACCAGTTTCACCAATCTGAGGGAATTGAGCTTTAGTAGAGAACTCTAATACATCATCTACATAAGATGGTAATTGAGCTGCAGGAACCTTACCAGTTGAGTCTAATTCAGCTAAACCGCTAGGTTGACCTTTAGTACTAATGAATGCATTTAAACTATTAGTAATAGTAGTGTCGCCTGCTTTTCTATCTTCAATCTCTTTCTGTAGAGCCTCCTCTAACTTGTCAGTAACTCCATCAAACTTATTCTCTATACGGTCTATCTCTGCTTCTCTATCTGCAATCTCTTTATCAATCTTATCATCAAGATCATCTATTCTATTACTTAGATTAGAGTCAGCTTCCTTTAGGTCTTCAATCTATCCAGGAATAGTAGTATTAAGTTCTACATAATCTTCCTTACTCATAAGACCATCCATAGAAGCAGTAGCATTAGCTATACGTATATCCATATAGATATTGTTACCACTCTTGATAGTGTTCCATGATACACATGGAGTACTATTCTGTCTAAAGGTAATGCCATTGGTTACTAAATCATAAGTAGATGTATTAGTACCATCTTTAAACTTAATGTTAGTTAATGCTAAATTACCTATATATACATACTGACCATTGTCTGTAAGTACTTTAGTACCATCACCGGTAGTCTTAATAACTGTAGTAGTATATTGTTCTTTACTATAGTTCAATGAACCATCTACAGTAATAGTATCAAATACCACTTGAGATATATTATCAGTACCTTCTTCTTTAATAAAATCAGGAGATTCAATGTATATAGTACCACCAACTATAGCTACTTCAGTTGCTAAGTCTAAACCATTTCTCTTAGAGTTAATAGTATAGATAAGCTTACCTTCTTCTATAGCTTGCTTTAATGCGTCATAATCTTCTTGACTTACTTTACCATCAACGATAGTAGGATCAAAGATATACATAGTCATATCTTTAAACTCTATCATTCGGATCTTACCATTTCTTTCACCATCTTGGAATGGAATCATTTCCTATCCTGTGACAGCAGTACGTTCTGAAGCTTGACTAATCTTTAAACCTTTAATTCTTGCTATCATTGTCAATCAAATTATTTTCTTTCTACTATTCTAACAGTACTACACCGTTATCTTCCCATAACCAAGGATCTGCATCCTCTGTCAACAATGCTAATACATAAGGATCATACAATCCTCTAAAGTATCCATTACCACAACCACACTTAATACAATACGGTTTGAGTTTCATAGGTATACCACTATATAATTGTGGTTTAACCTAATGTAAGTATCTCTTTAGTATTTCAGAATCTATAGGAGTAGTAACACTAGATGTGTTACTAAACTCCAATAAATCTGTTAATTCATTGTATACTATGGTTGCAACTACATCCCTATTATTCCTGATAACACTTGTTTTCAGTATAGAGTTTGTTTTACTGTTTATATATTCTTTTGCTTTATCCATAGTAATTTAATTAAGCTGTTCCTACACAAATACCACATTGGAATCTTAAACCATTTTTAGTTCCAGTCCATCCAGTATCTGACCCTTCTGGAGTATGTACTGCGATATAACCATTATTTATAATTATCCATTTATCAATTCCATTAGAAGAACTTATTCCAGTAGGAGTAATACTACTATAATTTCCTTGAGAGTCATAAGCTCTTACAGAAATGGAATCTTCTGTATCATCGTCTAATGCTTTTATAACTACTCTAGATGAATCAATACCAGTAGGATTGTTAAGTGTGATAGAAGAGGTAGTATTATCATAAGTAATAATTATATTTTGTAATGAACTATTTTTTAACTTCATGCTACCATTATCAATAGTAATGTGTTCATTACTTGTATCACCTATTGTTAGACTATCATTAAGGTACATACTACCATTGTTGCTTACCTAAAACCATTTAGTAAATGGGCTCTAAGCCTAACCTAGCTGCATACCATCAGAGTCTAACTTAAACTAATAGTCACCAGTAAGCTGAGATATATTATTCTTCTTTATATACGTACCTACTGTAGATAAAGCTCCACTACTAGTATTGTTAATCATACTAATCCCAGATCCATCTAAAGTAATTTTAGTATCTGAAGAAGTTAATTCTAATTCAGTATTATCTGCGTCAGCTGCTAAATGTATGCCTCCTGCTCCAAAGTACGCTTCACCATTTTCAAAGTCTAACAAGAAGTTAGGTCTAAATGAGTTAGAAGTATTCATAGGATCTGAAGTATTAATCAAATGATATTCAGAACTATCACCATCACTAGCATTCTTACCTCTTTGTGAGAACATCAGGTTGTTATTAAATACAGCTCCACCTACTAATGAGTTAGGTGCAATAAGTAAGTCAGTATAGATTGCTTCGTATCCTTCTAACTTAGTCCATGCGCCAGATGTATCTGTATTTGGAGATACATTATTCTATTGAGTACCAATCCACGTCATTACTGATTTCAAGAAGTAATAGTCACCGTCACCACTAGTATCATATACATAAGGAGCTTTCTCTCCATCATTAATGTATGGAGTACTAGTATTATATATACCCATAGGATATGCTATAGGTTGTGAACCTACTGGATCTGGAGTAATTATACCACCCATAGGATTAGGTTTAGACCATGCAGTTTCCATCTCATCATCAATGACTCTACATTGAATAAACCATATGTAATTATACTCATCTCCATTAGTAAGTTCAGGAACATCCGTAGACCAACCTGTAGGGTCTCTCTTCCACTTCATAGTATCACTCCAAGCTTCACCAGTATATGTAGTTTCAGTACCTTTACAGTATCTAACCTCATAACCTACTCCGGGAATACCTGAACCACCATTATCACCAGTCATACCGGTCATGTAGTATGGATCACACCATTGTTCTATTAATGAGTTATCTCCACCATTAATAAGGGCAAATGTAGCCCATAATACTTTACCACTACTTAATGCTGGCGCAGTAGAACTCCAACCTGCAGGATAACGTTCAGCAGCATTTAACTAAGGAGCAATTTCCCAACTATTGTTTCTAGCAAATCTGTATTCATAGTAGTTACCATCCATGCCTTGAACCTTACCTACATTTACCCATTCACTACCATTCCATACCCACAAGAAACCATCAATAACCCAACCATCTCCTATCTCATTGCCACTATCTGGAAGATCATCTGTAGAATCTAAAGTACCTTTAATAACAACCCCTTGACCTGTTATTTTTACTACAGCGCCCCATTCTATTACTGTACCTGTTTCACCTTGAACTAACGCTATACATTTCCACCATATACCAGTAGACATATCAGGCGTAAGTACCCAACCATCACCAGGATTATATGGGTCATTACTAGTAGGCTTCTCAGGTTGAGTCTAGCTCTATTTGAATGCTTCTACTTGATAATTAAAGTTATTACCATCAAGACCAGGTACACCTGTAATTAAATAAGGACCTTGCCAACCTCTTTCGTCTTCAGGCAGAGATTCATCAATTACTAACTTATTATCAAAAGTAACTAAAGCTTGAATACCCCATATGGCTTCTTTACCAGTCACAGAGGGCATACCTACACTCCAGATACTACCAGGATTAATATTCAATCTATCTGGATCTCTAGGCTTAACATCACTACCAGATGTCTTAGTATACATTACTCTAAGGTGTTGACCATCTTGACCATCATCTCCCCATTTAGCCCATAATGACGGAGAACTAAAGTTACCCCATTTGTGAGTATCACCTTTATACTTTCTTTTACTAACCCATTCATATTTAAACTCTTCACTTACTCCCTTAGGATCATCTGTCCAAGGTTGTTCACCAGGAGCTGATTGAGGTATATATTCATCCTGATCTGGATTATTATCTGTAATCTCTTTAGGAGAAGCAGGTAACTTGGTACGCTGATATATATACTCTACTCCATCACCATCTTTACCATTTACTCCCCATTTAGACCAAATAGTAGGACCTTCCCATTCACTCCAAGTACCATCAGCTTGTAAGTTGTGTGAACAAACCCATTCGCATTGGTATGATTCACTAATACCTGTAGGATGATCAGTCCAACCTTGTCTAATAGCTTCAGTCTGACTATTACCTGTAGGTTTAGTAGGAGTAACTAAACTAGTTACAGTAAGCTTATATACAAACTCAATATTACTACCATCTGAACCATCATTGCCATCTGCACCTGTAAGTCTCACAGGTGTACTCCAAGGTACTACTATTGTACCTTTACTAGAGAAAGTAGCAGTAGACATCCATACATAACCATTAGGGTTACTATCACTACCAGACCAACCTTCAGGATAAGTAATAGTATTAGTATCGTAATCCCAACTACCGCCTACAGGAGTATCAGGTCTCTCCATAGTTTTAGTAGACTTATACGCTATTACTACTCTAGTAGTATCTCCATCTATACCTGGCACACCATCAATACCATCCTTACCATCCTTACCATCTTTGCCATCTTTACCGTCCTTACCTGCATCTCCTGTTCTACCTGCTGGTATACCAAATGAGAATAAGAACTTATCTTTATCTAAAGATACAGATGCTGTAGGAGTACTTGATTCGTATACATCCTTAATTGCAGCCTTAAACTTAGAATTACCTATAACTATATCAGCTACTGATTCAAGTGGTAATTTATAGTTATTGTCTTTCTCTGCAGTAACAATGTATTCACCACCTGTAGCTTCAAGCTTCTCTTCTAAGTCTAATATCTTTACACCATCGCATTTTTGTGTCATATCTCTTTATTTTATAATTTACAATAACCGTTACTGCAATTTCCTGTACTGCAAGTATTATTAGAACAAGAGTAACAAATACCACTAAATAAAGTAGCAGAGTTACGCTCTTTCTCTAAGTGAAGACATTTATCGTTTTCTGTATTGAAACAATCACCTTTCTGAGTAAGAATAGCATTATTGCAGCAAGTACTAGCCGCACATTTTGGCTTAATAGATATTTCTAGTAATCTACATATATCTACATATAATTGTAAAGCATCCCGATAGTAATCGGACGCTAAAGCATACTCAAGCAACTATCTCTTAAAGACTACTAACATTATGTTCTGCATAGTCTGATCATCTAAACAAGTTGAGCAGTGAGTATGTAATTTCCTAATCTCTGCCATATATACAATTGAAGGATTGTAGTATATGCCATGAAAATGTATTTCTTCCTATTCCGTAAAACATCTCAAAGTAACATACTTCATATTCCAATCTAATTCTAGAATATCGTCATTAGTTACAGTTACATTATTATCGGAATCTACTGTAATATTCTCAGAAAAGCTAATGTTATGTATAGGACTGTCTTCAAGTATGTTCTTTAAATTCCATACTTCATCTATATAAACTTCCTTACTATAGCTGCTAAGGTCTACTTCAGTCTCTATCTTGAAGGTCAGTTTATCACCATCTATTTGTATATTTGTTAATTTGTCCATATATCAACAATAAAAAAAGTGGAGAGTGGAATATTCCACAACTCCACTTCTGTAGTTTGTAAAAGGAATCTTATCCCAAATTCAATCTCTCTAACGTGGATTAGGCAATTGTCTTACCAGCAATAAATGACTGAATACCCTTATCTACAATAGAATCAACTAAACTAGGACAATAAACTTCCGTAGTCAACGGAGTAGTCTTGATGTACTGATTATCATTGCTCAAGTACAGGTTATCATTTTCGATGATAGCATAATCATATTCTGCATCTTCTACTACTTTACGAGCCTGTTCAACAATAGGATATGCACCAGTAAATACATGACCTTTATAACCCATATTACGTACTTCTGCATCACGTACTTGCTTCCAATAACCCTTACCAGGATCACCTGCAGTCTTAACAATCGTAGCACCTACAACTGCCTTAGGCTGATTAGCAAGCAATGCACCAGGAATAGTCTCATACAGAGAAGCTTCCATAGATACAACGCTATATTCATTTAAAGAATAAACGCCTTCATTATCATCCTTCGGCATAGCAGTCAAAGTCAGAACTGCAGCAGAAGCAGAAGCCTGTACTCTACGATTCTTATGAGCATTGATCTTCTTCAACAGAGCATTTACTAAATCTGCAGGGGTAGTAGTTTCAGCATATACTTCATAAGTATGAGTAAACTGCCAAGCGGCTTCATACATATCCTTATAAACAATACGCAAAACGTAACGATTACCAGCAATGATAGTAGCGTTAGTCAAAGTGATCACAATCTTTTCTTCAACAGGAGCTACATATTCGCCAATTACTGCAGACGGTTTAGAAGCTTTCTGAATTTCAGTAGAGAAATCAATATTAACTTTCTGTGCTACCGTACCATCAGGCATAGTAACATTCATCTTTTCACCTGCTACACCTACATACAGAGAGTTAGCATTTACTGCATCAGCAGCAGTTTTAATAAGAGCCTTATTCTCATCGAACAAAGCAACATCACCAACAGCCAAAGCATCTACTGTAGTGTAAGAAGTCGGAGCTTGTTTTCCAATCAGAACTGAGTGTACTGAAGTTATCATATTAAATGTTTGTTTTTAAATTAGACATTAGCGCTTAGTCTATTCGCTTACTTTCTACTTTCATTATTTCAGATTTCCACGTTGGTAAGCGCCTTAATTATTCGTCCTAAGATTTCTTAGAACTAGTATTAGGTATAGTTTGCACTATCATTTGAACTGCTAGATCTACTATATCCTAATGAGTGTTTTCTGGAAGATCTGTATATTCTTTAGTAAGATCACTTACATTACCCAGATCTTTTGCTTTTCTTAAATAGGTAAGCTAATATGAACTTATATCATAATTACCATCAGTATATAATACAATTTTATTGTCAGTATATACTCTAATAGGTTTTGCTTGATTATAACGCAATTTATGATCTGATAGGCTATTACTTAGTCTAGAGCTTACTGTCTCTATTGTAGCCTCTATTACATCAGATTCGCGAGTAATTAAGTTATTGCATTTATTATCCTTTATACTTATATATACATTTTCACCAAGTGCAAACATATAATCTTCAGGATAATCGGCTTCCCATTTATTACCTAATTTACTAAAGCTATAATTAGTATAGCTCTTAGTATTCACCAAAGTACGTATGTTATCAGTAATCTCTTGATTCCTCTAGAATACTCTAAAGTTCTATTTAACATACTCATCTTTAGCTTTATTTATAAAATGAAATAAAGTATCTGATGGAAACTTAATAGTATCATTATAATTTGTTATAATATTATTTAGCTACCTTTCTACATTAATCTAAAAACTTCTTTCTGTCATAATTATTCAGATACTTGGTTTAACTAAAACTTAGAAGATTGTCTTTGAGATTCTATATTCTCTAAAGCAATTACTACTGCTCTATTAATAATCTCATACATAACATCTTCTGGGAAGTCTAATTCTTGTTCAGGTTTAGTATAATCAAACTTAGTTGGTTTCTTAACATAAGTAAGATCTACTCTGTAGAACTCTGTATTATCTTCTACTCTTGGAGCATACATAGGATCCTGCATTAAAACAGGATCTACATATACTAAGAGTTTATCGTTTTCTAAAGTAGCTACTGGATTCTCTACCCAAGGTATATTATTATAAGTCTGCTTAAAAGGCTTTACTAACTCATGGCTAGTAAGTACACAGTTAGTCTAGAATTGTCCATACTTAAGTAATACGCTAAGTATAGTCATTCTATTATCTTCATCATGAACATCTTCTAATGCATACTCATTGTAGCCTGTATGTACAGCATGAAGATTAACATCTGTAGCTATTAACTTCTCTATTTCAGATAAGTTAGACACAGAACCTTCTAAACCTACTCTTAATGCATTGTTACCAGTAATCTTATTACTTAAGATTTCTAACTATGCTTGATTAAGAAATAAGTCTACTTCTTCATCTAAGAATGCTGGGCATCCACCATAAGCAATACCTTCTGCATTCTTATCCAGAACTACCTTGAAAATTATATGAGAATCTTTATTAGTCATTACTTAGATTTAATTTCATTGAGTATTGCTAATTTAATATCTTGATTCTTCTTATCCTTAAGATAAGCAATTACATCTTCAAGACCATTACCAATTAAATCAGTACCAAAGTAATATTGAGCACGATTCTTTCTAATAATGTTTTTAGCAATAGCTTCTTCAATTACGAAGTTAATTTCTTTATTAGGGTTATTTACCCATTTCATCAAGAACTTAGAAGGATCAGCTTCAATAAATTCTGACAATTTAGCTTCAGCAACTTCATTAGACATAGAGTCTGATTTCATACCATAAAGGCGTAAACACTTACGCATTTCTTCAGTAGACATCTTATCCATTTCTCTATATGCTTCACGCTTAACTTTATTGAACTTATTCTGTTCCTCTGCTTCACTATCCTTATTAATCATAACATAATCTGTGCTGGGCTTAATATCCTTAAGACCATTAGCAACTCTTTTATGCTTTTTAAGGAACAAATATTTTAATTCATCCTCAGGTCTATTAGTATCTAGTATTAAATCCTTTTTGCCAATTTTAACAGCAAAGGTATCCCAAAATGTACTATTTGGAGATAACTATCCCTCAGGATAACCAATTTCTTTTTCTAATCTAGCTGCATCTTCTGCAGATAAACCAGTATATAAATTACCAGATCTAGTCCAGTAAGAACTTAAATAGTCAAAACACGTTGGCCATTTAGTAATCCCAGTCCAGGGATTAGTTTTAATTATTCTAACGATTACTTCCATAATATAAAATATTAGATTATCAAGTTAGTAGGGGCCCTAAGGCCCCTTTTTATTGTAAGATAACTAGGATGGAAATTAGGCTTCACAATCCATGATCAACTCTCCGCATGCTCTGGGGTCTCTAAGCATAATACCCATTTCACCAAGGAAGAATACAGTATAACCGTCCTTACCATTAGATCTCAGAGTATTAATAGACTTACCATAACCAGACGGAAGAACTGCACCACCAGTAGTCCAAGTTACGAATTCACGATCCTTACGAACTACCTTAACAATGTTAGCTTCACCATCACGTCTACCCAGATCCAGGAACGTCATACGGTATGATTCCAGCGGTTTCAAAGTAACCGGATGCAACTTACGATTGTAAGTAATATCGTCATACAGCGGGAAATACTTCAGAGTCAACTCGATACCATTAGTCATCTTATAAGTCTTAAACTGACCACCAAAAGTAAGGCTGTCACCAGAACCAGTTACAAATACAGTATCAATCAGGTTCATGTTAACTACCTTTTCCTTCAAAATTCTATCGAATTCACGGATACCCATTTCACCAGTCAATGCAACAAACTTACGTTCGTTAGTACCAAGTACGTTGTAAGACAGGTCAAACAGGAAGTCTTCCAACAATTCTGCAGTAAGATGAGTATAGTAACGTCTATTAGACGGAGCAATCTGTTCCAACAGACCGGCGCCAATAAATACCGGACGGCCGTTAGTACCTTTCAGATTACAAGAACCATCTTTGTTTACATTAGATTTCATGTAAACCAAGAAACGTTCACATCTCTTATACCATTCACGCAGAGCTACCCATTCCTGATAATCAGCCCACAAATAAGACTTCTTACCAGTCTTAGGATCTTGCAAAGCAATAGCCATTACTGTAGAATAAGCTGAACCAGTAATATCATAGTTGATACGAATTGTAGTAAGATAATTACGCATCTTGAAGTGAGTATTATAGTTCAGGATATCACCCTCTTCACTGTACTCTTCAACAGCAGAAGCCAGACGAGATACTTGGCAACCCGGTTTCAAGAGTTCTGCAGGAATATAAGAAGTAGGCTGACCATCAGCTACAAAACAAGTATATACCCACAAGTTACCATCTTGGTACGGAGCACCTGCTACACGTACTTGGAATTCCTTATCGTCAAATTCCAATATAGCAGTAGGACCAAACCAGTTATCTTCTAACCACAGCATAATCGGTGTATTGCCAAGACCTGCAGTTGAATCATCTGTAATAGCTGCGCCATTCCATTTTGCATCTCTAATTGTAACTGCTCTATCGGCATCAATCATTACATTCCACTCCCAGCTCGGTTGGTCGATAGTCATTACATTACCAAGACCACCAGTAAGCATATCCAAAGAAGTGTTGTAACCATTATCCTTAGTTCCAAATACATAAGACAACACGGTAGCAACCTGATATGGATTCTATTGAGAAGCCGCAGAAATCTTAGCGGTATCAATCAAATCACTGAACCATTTACCTTTGTATAAAACTAAGTTATTTAGAATATTATTATCCATAAAATACTAGTAATTTTAATTTTTATTAGTTAATATTAATCTGCACGTAATCTTCGCGCAAAAGAATTCCACATAGACTCGGTGCTAGTGTTATCCTGTTTCTTAGTCTTTCTACTTACTCCTGTTCTATTAAGACTATTCTTAAACTTGTTAATAGCTGCATTTTGACCTTTTACTTCGGCGGCTTTTACAAGTGTATCTCCTTTCATAGTAAAGTAGGCAGACTCAATTAAATTTTTTACGCTCTTAGACCAATCCTTTTGGAATTTAGTCATACCATCAGAGGTGGGCTTGAATATATATTCTAATAGTGTCTGTTTATCCTTTTCAGGAATTTTAACACCGCGAATATTATCCATGCCCTTTATTTCGTTGACAACGGTATCAAAGTACTCCTGTTGGCGTTGAGCTGCAAGCTTGGCAGCATTTTCTTGATCTTTCAATAGCTGTTGTTTCTTACTCTCTCTTATATCCTTAAGAGCCTCAGCAGCATCCTATGATTCATCTTCAAGAATACCAGCTTCCTCATATTTGGTAAGTTTCTTTTCAATTTGTTTAGTATTAAAACCTTTTTCTTTAAGGAATTCTTTTAATACTAACTTCTGATTACTCTCATCTTCAAGATCAATATCATCAAGATCGACTTCGCTGTCAATTGAGAAATAATCTCTTAAATTACCACCATTCTTAACAAACTTATCAAGTTGCTCAACTTCTTCACTAGCGTATTGTGGTACTGAGTTTTCTTCAATTACATCGTTAAAGTAATCAATAAGATCTTCAACAGTCTTAGGTTTATCATCATCCTCAATATCATCCCAACCTAACTTTTCAGACAAAGAATCAAAGAAACCTGTTACTATGGTAGTTTCATCAGTAGACTCTTCTGGTTCTTCTTCCTCAACTTCAGGTTCCTCTGTTTCTTCCTTTGTAGTAGTTTTAGGTTTAGCTTTAGATTTAGATTTTACTTCTTTATCTTCTTCTTCAAGCTCTTCCTCTTTCTCTTCCTCAGTTTCAGTTTTAGTATTCTTACGAATATTATTTAACTCTTCTTCACTGAGTTCTTCTCCTACTCCTTCAAGATCAATTTTTGTTTCTTCCTCTTCCTCATTAGTAGGAGAAACAATAGGTTTATTCTTTACACTTGCTCCTGGCATGAGTTCTTCAAACACCTCAAAACCGTTCAATGTTATATTATCCATAATTATATATAATTAGATTTATTATTTTTTCTTTCTTCCTTTATGTTTCCATTTTTTCGCATTCTGAGCAAAGATAGCCCTCTTACGTGTCAATGGATTTTTACTATGAGTAAGTTCTTCTGTAGTTTTACCAGTTCTTTTCTTTAAAGCATTGAACTTACCTCTATTCTTTTTCTTTATATGAATACCACCATACTTATATGAAGGTATGGGATATTCCGGCATGATACCTGTATAATCTATCAGATCACTCATTTTTATTATTATTAAAGTAAGCATTAGCTCCTAATGCAGTAGTACCAAGCAACGGAATAGCGTTAAACCATTTAGTATGTGCATTAATATTCTTATGCTGTTTAAACATCTTCTTTATAGGATCACTATCAGACATTTTATCTAGATACTTCTTAAGTAGAGTAGACGATACTGGTTCATCTAAATTCTATATATCTCCATTCTATTTGAGCATAGTTCTTAGCTAATTCATATAAGCTTTCTATTCTGTACCTTTTCTGTAATAGTCAGTAGCGTCTGTCTATTTTAGTGAATTCTCTAACTACTTTAACATATTATTATTGACAGATGTATCTATATTTCTACTAATTATATAATCAGTATAATGATTCATTTCGTGATTAGCTAATTGCATAGGATCTCTATACATTCCTGTATTTACCCATAAATCAAACTCATTAGGTTCTGCTCCTACTCCAGTCTTATTAAATCGTTCTTCTGCAAATGGTTTAGCCTATAATCTTCCAGAAGCTACCATATCTTTGGGTTGAACTTCAGGTAAATCAAAGTACCTATGTTGATACAAATCATCAAGCAGATCATAAGTTTCACTATAATTAGTACCGAATATTTTATCTGCCTATTCAGCTCTATTACGGTAAGGTATCGTATTAATATCTTCTAGAACTCTATTTCTAGAATTAGCTATATCTGATAAATAATCTCTTTTCTTACTAATATTACCTAGAGCCTAATTTATTAAACTTTGTTCAGTTCTATTTACAGTAGGAATGTACCTAGCAGCAGCTTTTACATTTCTTAAACCACTAGGAACAAAAGGTAATACTGTAAGAGCGGCTAGTCCAGCACCTAACCAATCTCTATTCTTTACTGCATCATAAGTATCTTTAACCGATATAGCATCACCAATAGGAGTCATATTAGCAGCATCTTCAATACTAAATACAGGTTTTAAGCCTTCTTCTAAAGGTCTACCACTACTACTTCTACCTGTAGCTTGATAGAATCTTTCCTTCTCAGGATCACCTGTCTGACCACCATCCTGAAATGCTTCTACCTTCCAATCCCAATAGCCTTTACCGGGATTATTCTCCCGGTAAGACTTTAGGTTTTGCATTCTCTATTTAAATGCTTGTCTATCCATAATCTTTCAATTATTTCTTTCCGCCTTTACCCTTCTTAGAGCTGCCAGACTTCTTACCTCCACATGCCATAATTAATTCCTCCTATTATTTAATTGTTTTAAGATACTGTCTCCAATTCTTCTTATTAGCCTTATAAGTCTTCTTTCTATCCTTAATCTTATATTTATCAAGATCTTCAGGCTTACGTGTTTTCAGATAATCAAAGTTATCGTCATTAGCATAAGCTTCCATCTCATAAGGAATAGTATAGTAAGCACTAGATGCAGGGTATATAATTGGGTTACCTTTAATCCATTCCCACACATAAGACCAATAATAACTTATCCATCTCTTTTTATCTTTAGCTTCATAGAGATGAATATTTTCATGATTCCAAGTAGTAGGCTTAATCTGAGATTCAGGTTTTCTACTTAACAAGTAACCACACCAGCTCATTGCAGAATAACCGCTAAATGGATAGTGATCCATATGTTTATATTCTACTTTATCTGCTTTTACTTTAGTGAATAGCTATTTAATTATCCACCATGTTTCTTTAAACCAATTCATAATTATTTCTCTCCTGTTACTTTATTCTTAATCGCAGTTTTGGCTTTTAATCTTTCTCTCTCCATTGCTGCCTTGTCTTTGGCTGCTTGTAACTTCATTTCGTGATCCATTCTTTCCCTTTCAAGCTGATTTTTCTTATCTTCTATCTCTTTCTTCATCTTTTGCTCTCTAATCTTAGCATTGAATTCAAATTGTTTAGAAGCTTCATCAGATGCTTGCTTACGTTCAGCTAAAGCTTGCTGGGCTATCTCTACTGGATCCGGAATTCCATTACCATCTTGATCCATATTCTCAGCACCTCTATAAGCATTAAGTTGAGCTACAGTAATCTTAGTAGCATTATCTTGATCTATCTTATATTTTTCAAGATCCATTTCTGCTTCTTTAATCATAAGCTCCTCTTCCTTAATCTCATTTTGCATTTGAATAGCTTGCTGTTCACGTTCTGCTTGAGCTTGTTCCATAGCTTGTTGCTGCTCCATACGTTTCTGCTCAATCTCCTCTAATCTAGACTTAATCATACTAATATTATCCATAGTAATGATTTCGGCTATATCAAGTAAACTAGCTCCGTTCTGCATAGCAGGCTGCATCAACTGCTTAAGAGTTTCTATGTACTGTTGATTCTTAGTAGTATCCTCTATAAAGATATCAAAATCTTCATACAACATATCGTCTGATAATGTTAGAAAAGCCCTAGTAGCATCATCTAATACGTATTGTAAATGTGTTTTACTACCATCTTTCCAAGCCCATCTAGCAGTATTTAACAGCATAGTCAAACATTCTCTTTTTATCTAATTATGTGTCCAGAACCAAGGCTCAGTGATATGAGCTGACTATACTACAGATCGTTCTACATTACCTACTAATTCATTAGATGAAATAGATCCTTCTCTTTGTTTACTAACCCCAGATATTTCAGCTAACATGCTTTCAATTTTATCCATGAGGTTAATATACTAATCAATAGTATTAGCCATAGTAAGATCTAACGCTGTAATCTAATTAAATTGACTAGGCTTACCGCCCTCTCTACCAGGTATATCCCACCCTTCTTCGTATGGATTAATAAAGTTTACGCCTAGAGCAGATAAGTAATGCATCCATTTAGATACGTCTATATTCATAGATTTTGGTATCTAAGTAATGTCCATATTTACTACTTTACCTTTATCCCTAGCCATAGCGAGTTCTAGTCTGTACCATAGTACAATATACATATACTGTAATGGTTTCATCATACTTACTAAACTACGAGGTCTACTGTTTGTATTATTATATACTACTCCAGTATAAGGCAATCTCTGAGAGTTAGGATTATCAGATGAAGTATATTGATATTCTAATGGTTGTATTCCTATATATAGGTCTTCACCAGCTCTATATCCTTCCCATATTTCAGTAATCCATTTCCATTCTACATTGAGTTCCATCCCTGTCTCTTTATAACTCTCATCTACTTGATACTCCTTAGGTTCTCCTAATTCAGGATCAATTATAGTAACAAAACCTATTTTCTTGAATGATTTCCAACAGCAGTGCCATACCTTTACACTATTAGTACTATCAAATGGATTACTGCTGAACCCGTTAATAGTATGAGTCTTAATATGAGTGTAATCTAAAGATGTCTTTCTTACTTCGGGATTTATACCACCCTTAGAAGCCTAATCCATCATCTCCAACAGCTAGTTTAACTACTTCTCAGACATCTTATCGTATAATCTATCATATAGTTCAGTTACAGACATATTCATTTCATAACAGCACCATTCTGCGTCATGAATGAATTCTAAGTCAGACGTTTCAGTATCATAATCAAAGTAGATAGGATTAACGCGTTCTAAACACGGCTCCCCATTTAATATACCTATGTAATATATTTCCTCACCACCAACTAAAGCATCCTTCCAACCTTTAAAGAATTCATGAGTAATATTTAACTTATTCTTTAAGTAATTAAGACTATGGTATGCAGTTACTTCTGCTATATCTTTATAGTCTTTACTCATGTATTTTTGTATCTACTAAGGAGTCATTATCTCACCATTCTGTAAAGCTTCCTAGTATCTAGCTTGTTCTTCAGGACCTAATTTACTCATTATAGTAGCCTGAATGTAATCTATTAAAAGCTATTTAGCTCTATCCTACATTTCACTAGCAGCTATATCACTTGTACGTACTACTCTGAAGTTGAATGGTCTTTTAGTCTCTTCTCCCAACAGTAAATCTATCTTAGGCTTAATTATATTATAATCCTAAGCCATTGCAGGAAAGCCGTCCTGCTGTTTAAAAGGATTAGTAACATACTTTAGATCTTTTTCATTGTATATACTATTATAAAGATCATAGTACGTCTGCATCTCCTCTCTGCGAGTTCTGTTATTACCATTTCTAGAACCTCCTAAACTACGGCCTATAACATAGTCTATACAACTTTCTTGCCAGTCTTTTGTCTTCTTAGACATAGGAAGTTTCTATATTGGCATTTGATTAATATTATTCATAATTAAAACATATATGCTTCGATATTATCTATAGCTTCGTCGTCACGAAACCATTCTTGAGTAAATATAGGGCCTTCAAACAGTACCCTATTTCTATTCTCTTTTTTAATCTCTTTTACTTTAACATTATATAGCTATTCTCTATATATCATTACTTGGGTCAACGCCATTACACGGTCTACGTTAACTACATCATTTGCAGCTATAAGTTCCTCTAATAGCGGTTCCGACATTATATTGTATAAGTTCTTCTTGCCATCTGCATTAATATCGTTTAGCCAATCCTTTATTAGACCCCAACCCCATTGCTTAATTTGCTTATTCATGTGGCAGCCCTTCTTTCTATTTACTTTAGAATTACTTACTATATCATTGATTATATCTGGTTGATCAGCAAGTAAGTAGTCACAATGCTTATTAGTAAAGTAAACAAATATACCCTTATTTTGATTCTCATACATAGCTCTAGCATTGTAGTATATAAGCAATTTACGCACATTTTCGTAGAAATCTTCTGCTGATTTAGGTCTACCAGTATACTCCGCTACTATGATATCTGAGTACTACTCTATAGACTATACTCTTTTATATATGAAACAAGAACCTAATGATGTAGTACTTGATTCGTCATAATCATATGAGTCTATACCTGCAATATATAAACCAACACTAGCATCTTTATTAGGATGTTCCCATATTACTATAGATCCAGTAGGGTCATCACCTATTAATGCTCCAGTAACTTCATCCCTTTTAGTTCTTAATGGATAATGTGTTATATCTCCTGTCTTCTTAATAACCCATTTAAGGCTACCGTCAGGTTGCCATACTAGATCGCCTACCTACTTATGATTCTATAATTTTTTATTAGTTCTGAGTAATGATAACTACTCCTGTAATTCCTTCTTAGGAAATATGTTACCATTAAACTCTAGCATAGCTTCTGCTGGAGTAATAGGTCTTTCTGCAACGTATCTGTCGATAGCTGCATTGTTGGTTGCGCTAGTTATTACTACTTGTCTCTCTGCTAATATATGTTCTAAAGATTTCTTACGGTATGTATTACCATCTTCATCCATATATATACGTTTACCATTCTCATCACGTATATCTAGATTAGTATATTGAGGTACAAAGAAACCGCATTTATTAGTAGTAGCAGACTCATCCCATATGTTATCAAACCCTAAACAATTATATCCATCAGGGTTATAGAACATATCCTTCATAGTCTCAAATGCAGAGCCTTCATCACCACCAGTACCCCATACTATCATAGTACCAAAGGCTATACCATCTACCTCTACAGAAGGTCTAGCGATTTGCCATGCTGCTCCTAATTCAGAGAAAGAACCACCTTCCTCAAACATAATAAGGTTAGCTTTCTTACCACGTACTACATCAGGATTATCTTTCAAAGTAACACCTATAATTTCTGACTTATAACCTAATTCTATGATATTACCATAGTCATCCTTAGTATAGAATCCAGCACGTCTACGCATCTAGGTATTAACTGATCGCTTCTTTCCCCATGCAGTATTCTTATCTATAAAGTCCATATAATCCCAAGCTTTAGTAAGAATACCATCATCTGTCAAATACTATTTATTTGATGCATATATGAAGGTTTTAGAGTATGGTATTAGATAGAAATTGCGGCATGCCATAGAACCACCTTTGTATGAAAAACCTTTACGTCTAGACTTAAGTAAGCATAAATGTTTACCCTACTCTTGGGCTTCCTATACTGCATTAAAATAGTAATAGTCGTAATCCCAGAAGTCGGGGAAAGTTACTTCATTAACACGTTTTACTTTAGTATTACCTAATTCATCTGTAGTAATATGATTGACTATACGAGATATAGGACAGTAGTTTAAATAAAAATAGTTATACCCACTAATGAAATCCCCATCATCAGCTGTATAACCATCTACACATCTTTTACTTTCCTCATCCCAGAACTTAAAATATTCTGAAGTACCTTCTGGATATACGCAATAAGAACCAGTAGCTATAAACTATAGTGCTGGCCCTCTAAATTTATTACTATTTACTATCTTCTTATTGAAGTCTACCATTCTTGTTCTTACTATTTGATGAGATTATTTAAAGCTTCTTTTATAGTTTTTCCTGTTTGTTTCTCTAATTCTCCCAACGCCATATTCCACATTTCCAGATTAATTGAATACTCATCAAGTTCGTCCTGCATAAAAAAAGTTACATTCTTACCTCTAAGTTTATCCATATTAGTACGCTTTATATTTAAAAGGGGCGCGTTTCACAACGAACCCCTTTTTCTTACTTTATTAATCTTGAATTTTAGTAGAGGAGATTTCCAGTGGCTGCAACCTAGTTTCTTGAGCTAGGGTTTATACGCCTTATATTTAGTACTCCCCACCTGGGCTAACATTACCCCAGACTACCTGTTCACGATAACTACCTATCCAACAAGTTTCCTTCTGCTATTATAGTTTCAAAGGACTAGTATTTTTTTAACGGTAAGTAGAGGGTCATTCTTATCATATTTCAGAAGTTCGGATACTACCCACAGCTACTGCAAACTTACCGTTATTGGTAGCCCCACTACGACTCGAACGCAGACTAAGAGGGTTAGAGCCTCCTGTGCTAACCATTACACCATAGGGCAATATCACGTGGATATTCTTACCCTCCACGTAAGGGTTCTGATGGTTTAGAACCAAGATTTAATTCTTTGCCATAATGACTTCTTTACAGGTTTGTTCAAATATTCAGAAGCTTCTTCAATCTGTCTAAATACTTCGTCTGTATCCTTAGTCAAATCTATAGTAATTGTAAATTTCTTATTCATAATATTTTCATTTATACATTATAACGTGTTGTTAATATTTAGTTATATTTTAATGTATTATTTCGCCAACTCATATGGATTTACTTTAGCGTCACCTTTAACTTTACCTATAGCTAATTCTTCAGCTTTAACCATTGTTTCTAGTGAATCAATACTCTTAAGTACTCCACCAACGGAAGTCATGCCAGCTAACAAGTCCTTAATCTTCTTTTCATCTAAAGTATCGTCTAATGACTCTTTATAGTACTTACTCACACTATCTAACTTTAGACGCATATTGTTTAACATTTGTAGAGCTCTAGTATTAAGTAAGGTTTTATATTCATCTTCACAAATCAATTCTTCTGTAGTCAATTTGTAATTCTCATCATCGAATATTTCCTTTTTCAGTTTAAGTTCCCTACTGTCTTCATCCATACTTTGTACATAAGGACTATCCCATTTATTCATAAGTACAATGTAACTTATTACTTTAGTAGCATGCCCCTTATCAGGTTTATCTGCATCCCACACTCTTCTAAAACATGGGATACCTATAGCATCTGGGTGTATTTTTACTTTACCTCCAATAAGATCAAATAGTTTCATTTGTAAGAACTTGTTTGTTATCTTCTTTGCTCCATCTTATAAGATCGTCTTTAGCAAAATCATCAGAACAGACTATTGGCTTTAGTGTCCACTTACTGCTTATAGTATCATACTTACTTAATATAAGTATAACATCCCCTAGTTTATAGTCTATTACTTCCTCTTCTGTTATTATTTGACCATCCTACTATGCTATATATATAGTTCTACATTCAAAGTTGTCAGATACATTTTTAATACTATTGGTATCTACTTTATATAAAGTAGCATTACCGTATTGATCTATCAATAATTTATCCATATCAGCAATCACACTTTACAGTTTCACAATCACAACCACAATCACAATCAATATCACAAGAAGTAGCTTTCTTTTTTTCTTCTTGCCCCTTTTCTAGCAATCTGTTATAGTGATTCTTTACTTCATCATTCTCAATAAAGATGTACTCTTCATCACTTTCTTTATCTATAGGATACAATTTTATTACCATAGTACCTTTAGTAACACTCCTTCTCTCTTTAGAACCATCTTTCTTTGTATAGATCCACTCTCCATCTTCAGGAATATACCACGTATAGTCTACATAAAAAGGATTTAGTAAGCTAACATTTTCTACTTCTTTATCGTAACTAATAACGGTGCCTCTATCTACTGAACAAATATACTTAACCATAATAATCAATCAATTAAATAACCTAAATAATATTCTTTCTATAATCTCGCTATAATTTCCTTAGCACGTCTCATTGGCACGTTCGGATTCACGTAATTGGGTTTCATCTGATAACTCTATATTATCTACTAAAACTTCTCTATCTCCTCCTGTATGCTCTACTTTTTTATATTCTTCATACTTCTTAAATAGCATATCACACATCGCATTTACCTGATCAGCTCTACTAGGTTCTGCATTATTCTTCCCATTATCTACTATAGTAGTAGTAATACTGTCAATTACATCATTAGTGAAATCTTCATAAGTAATTACGCCTTCATTAATTAATTCATCTACTTTGTTATACAGGCGTTTCATTTCCTTACTAAATGAACTATAGAGTGGTTTATTGTTTTCCACTTCTAATTTCCACATCATTTTACTTTCTTCAATTGTCATATTCTTTGTTTTTTAACTCATTACAGATAGTATTACTTATATTTCCTGCAGCCCATCCTACTAAATAGGCATACGCTTCATTGCCGTCTTTAAAGTCTTGCGTATATAAACCTAATTGTTCACAAAAGTAATCTGCAACATGTACTGCCTCATGAGGAATCATATCTGGAGTAATATCTTCTGTACTAGTAACAGCTATCACTATCACACCGTATTTATTATCACTCTTACGTATTACTTTACAAGTAACCATTCCTCCATCATATTTATCTATTTCTTGTAATAACTTATTGTATTCACTTCCGTCATTATTACCGTATACATCAAGAAATATAAAATATTTATCCAAATCCTCAATATTAGTACTTACAAATAATAGTCTAGGATATATTTCAGGACTATAAACATCGTACGGTTTCTTTTTCATATCTTTTCTTTAATTTGAATTTACCCAAGTAAGAGAATCTGACAGGCTTTGGATCTAAATCAGATATAACGCTGTTAGTAAATCTAAATGGACTATTACATATTACTTCTATGATAGGGTATGGTATGTTATACTTGTTACTTAATTTAGTATATATACTCACTTGATTCCTCATTTAAATCTATCTTTTTGTAATATTTACATTCTTCTAAAGTAGAAGAGTTATCGAACGTATTAGGTCTTATTATATTAATTATAGTTTTAACATCGTCCCAATTTCTATCTTCTATACAATTATCATAGATGGATTGTAGTTTGTATATTTCCTGTTTATTATACTTACGTATGGGAGTATATGCCACAAAGTTATATCTATCTATTGTAAGTAACTCTATACTAGTAGGAATAATCTCAAACTTATTATATGGTAAGTCTCTCTTCTTTAACTTATTCCACAACTTAGTAAATATGTTATATTCCTTCCAACATAATATAGTGCCAGGTCTTACTATTGTTGTTTTAATCTTCATCTTTATTTACTCTTAATATTATAGTAATTTGTACTCTATCGCCGATTATTTCAGGTATAAGCGCCTTATTTACTACAACTTCATCTTCAATCTTACCCTTAACTAGTATACCTTGATTCTTAAACTTAGTTATGTATCTACTGAGATTGTCAGGAGTAATACCTAATACTTTTCTAATATACTTCCTATTTTCAGTAGATATTACATTCTTACTTATGTTAGGGAGCTTAGGAGTGTTAATATCTATTGCTATGAACGTAGCCAGTAACTCTAGCTCCCTATCAGTAAGATCAAGTATACCATTAAGGCTCTTTAAGAATTCTGTATTTAAATCGGCTTTGCTTACGCTTTTTACCAATTTATTCATTTGTTAACGTATCCTTAATTTTATTTAAAACCTTATTTAAGTTATAATATACTGTCTCAGCTTCTAACTTAACACAAGGCTGTATTTCGCCTTTATTTGCTTTTTCATTAGTCTCTTTTAAGTTACTTTCGTATTTCTTAAGTAAGTCATTAATGAGCTCTAAAGTAGCATCTACATTATACTTACTTTCATCATCAACACTTAAAAGGTAACCTTCTTCACATAAGTAATCCGCAGTATCATAATCTAAAGACATCATTCTAGTATAATTATCTTCACTAACGTTAAATGACACTAAACCTGTTTCATCTTCTGCTAATACATCACCTTTCTTAGCAGAACCAAATTCCTTAATTACTTTGTAGCTCATAATATTTATTTTAAATGTTTATGTATCTATAAACGATAGATTAAATAAATGTTAAAATCTGTTAACATTTATTAACATTTATTATCTATATAATAAAAAACCCTGACTAACGCCAGGGTTCATTCTAACAATGAGTTATAATTTTTAAATCATGTTTGATACAGCAATTATATCATATGGTTTGACTAATTGACTATCCTTAAACAAATCAAAGTCCTTAGCAAACTTTTTATTATAAACAATAGTATCTCCTACTTTATATTCACATTCTGTTAAGCATGTGGGAATCTTCAATACTACACCTGTTGAATATTCAGATTCTACTTCCTTAGTTTCAGTTTGTGTATCATATTTATTGAAACCATCTTCATCAACTTCACCCGTAGGAATCTGTTCTGTTATCTCTTTAGTAACCATGACTGGTTCCAAAGGCTTAACTAACACATCCTTCAACATTGTATACTTAATTCCATTTACTACTGTTTCTAGTACTTTATCTTCCATAATATTCTATATTTAATACTCAAATAACGTATTATTTCTTATTTTGTTTCTCTAATATTAATATATTTCCGCCATTAGAACAACAATAACGTCTAGCCAAAGTAGGGCAGTTTTTATTTAAAAAATAACAGCCATCACAACTACCTATTGGATTAGACTCTACTATAAACTATTTATTGTCTATTGTTACTGGTATTCTATCTCTTACTATCTTTGCTAATTCCTAATCATTTAATGTCATAGTCCTTTCCTTTTCCGTGTTTATCTAAGTAAAGCATAGCTATTGCATTCCAAGCTACAGCTGCTAAGTGGTTTACTTTAGTTTCATCATCAACTTTATTACCCTTTTCATATTCAAGTAAGTGTCTTAACATAGCTGCTTTATATCGTTGGTAGCCATTCTCTAAGTTTTGCCAATTGTTATCACCATACTTAATAGAACCAGCAGTATAGAGCTTTACTATATCTTCGATCTCTTCTAAAGGTAGTAAATCCCAACGTAGCTTACCGTCTTGGTAATCATTCTTCTTTCCTTCTTTCATTGTTTATCTCTTTTAAGTATAAATCCTTGAGTACACAATGAAGTAATCCTAGAAGGGCAATAACAATTATATAAATCACATCCTTGACACATACCTTTTACTTCATTCTCTACTAAAGTATAAGGTTTATTACCAAAATAAACTCTTTTACCTAAGTAAGCTACTTCTCTAACTTGTTTCTGTTTCATAGTAATTATATTTGTGATTTCTAAAGTAGGAGTAACTAATATTATAACACTTTACTTAACTAGACACTGTTATTACTTTACCCCTCTTACTCCCCATATAACGTCTAATATACTGTCTTAGTTACTATTTCTTTAACATTTATTAACATTATTTATAGTTATTTAACGCTATTAAGTTCAATGTTTTTAACATTCATTAACGATTTTAACTCATCAGCTAGCTTCTTGGCATCTGGATGAGCTGCACCACTACAACGTAATTCAAAGAAATGTTCCCAGTCACTTTCAAAACCTGTCATTACTAACTCTGTCTTAGTTGCATTAGGGAGTATTGCTCTTGCTTCTTGTGGTTTTAATCCTTTATTTATTAGTAGTCTGTATTGCATTCCTGCGTTGTTCAAACACCATAAAAAGTTGTCCGCTATACCATTATCTGAAGGCAATTGAATCTTCATATTATCAATATCACACCAATCTCCATCCCAGTAAGTATAATCTCCAGTAGGTATATTTAACCAAGTAGGTTTAATAAAAGTAAGCTCATTATTAAATTTATCCTTATTGTAGTTACAATATCTCTGAGATTCTTGTGCAAAGCTAAATACTCTATGTCTAACAAATTCATGACTTACTCCCCTATCACATATGAACTTAGCTGTAATACGCTTTTCATGATGCTCTGTAGGTTCTACTTGGTATTGTAAATCGTCCAATCTATTATTTTCTACTATTACTCGTAGATTAGTTGTCACGTATATTGAATTTCCATGTTTACGCACTTTTGTATATTTCTTGTGATTACCATCTGACCAATATAATCTAGCTGGCGGAAGGTGTCCATCTTCTGTTTTATCTATCTTTAAGTAAATAGTACCATGCTCTAACATAGCCCCATGACCAAGCTTAATCATACGATCTACAAACTCTTTAGCGCTATTCTCTGTTATCTTATCTTCAGACTTATAACAAGTTCTACCTGCTAATTCTATCATCTTGTAAGGGTCTTTTTCCTCAATAATTTGTACGCTGGATTCTATTAGTTTCATATTAGTTTAAAATTTCTATGGATATTATTTTTACTTGACTCATGTACACATGTCCTTCGTATTCTTGTAGTCCTTGCTGAACCATATAGTACTTATCGTCTATCTTTACTATCTCAGACCATCCGTCATCTGCAGGACCTATATATGTAGATCTATTATACATCTCTGCAGATTTATCAAACGGAATAGTATCACCTATTATTTCGTATTCTATATTCATACTATTTCTTTTTAGTAGTTTTTCTTATATATGTAATAAATCTTATATGTGGGACTCCTAGTTTAGATAGCTTCTTATATGTAACATAAACTGAAGATGTACAGTTTAACAAGTTATATGAATACTTAAACATATTAACCATGCATACTGTTATTTGTTTATTTTCTGATAGTCTAGTAATAGATAAGTGACGCTGTTTAAATCTAAACATGAAGTGGTAAGTACTGTGAATTATATTTTCTACTTGTTTTGTGTTAGTATTATATACCCAATAGTGAACTCCATTCCAGTTATATTGACTAGCTATTAATATATACATAACACCTTTAGTACGCACTTTTAATACTAAAAACTTAGTATTATCAATCTGTATTTCTTGTTGCCTATTTAGATTATCTATCATAGGCTCAATATGTTCTATATAATAATCTATGCTATGTTTCATATTATCTATAACGCAAATATTAAGAATAATTACAGATATTTAACATAAATTAAACATATTTTAAAAATAAAATATAAAAATTTTATAAAAAATTTTTGAGAGAGGTGGTGCGTGTGTGTGAAATACTACTCCAATTCATCCCCGGCTGTTATTAATCGCGGGAACACCCCCGCCGATAAAATCAAAGTATTATGAGTTTATCAGATTGTATTTTTATTCCTACTGAGGATGATGAGGAATATGTTGATGCATTAGCTGATGCATTGGAGTATTATGGAGGCTATGAGTAATCATAGCTCTCCTACTCAATTCATTCACAACTGTAATACCATGCACATTAAATATATCAAGATATGAAGTACAGAATTGATGCTTATTACAAAAGTGGTGCTGTTAAGCAAGGCACAAAGTTATTAGACAATATTGATGAGGCTATTAAGCTTGCATATGCTGTTGCTAACCACTACAAGTGTTACACAAGAATAGCCAGAGTTTAATCTGGCTATTTCTTAGTAAACTAACACAATTCATACTCATCTTAATAGAATCGCATTATTAACTTAAAACAAATATATCATGTATTACGTAATTGAATTAACTTGTATCGGCCCTAAAATCAAAGAAGTTTTTAAGAGTAAAGAATTAGCTGCGCAATATACAATAGCGTTGCATAAGAATTACCCTGATAAACATTATCAGATTGCTAAAGCAGAACTCGATATGGACGGCATCGAGTAGACTTAACAGGGGTGCGACTGTTCAACGCACATATTTATTAACCATTTAAATATTTAACTTATGTTAACTAAAGTTAAAGAGGTGAGTAAAAGACTCATCACAGGTGGCTTACTTTGTATAGCCATCGGAGTTGTTCAAGGATTTGCTGTACAGATGTTAGGCTTATCCTCAGTATTCCCTAACTATATTCAGCTATTTGGTATGCTACTAATGGTAGGCATCACCAGCATATTAATAGGTGCTATTATGCTATTGTTTATATGGCTAATAAACATGGTTAACAAACTCTAAGCCACTCTAAATGGTTATAGCGGGGAGTAGTGTACTCCCTACTTTTATTCAGTATCCGGTATTCAGTATCTGGTATTGAGTACTTACACCGGCTGCGCACGAACCCCGTTCAGCTGCACCTGCCAAGAATCGGGAGGAATAAGAAAGTTCTACTTATGTTAGTAGGTAATAAATGAAGTTTTAGGATAGAGCATGTACTTAGATGTCTCAAGTCCTATTACCCTTTCTTACTCTCCCATTTTTATTACATTACTTCACCAAGTAATATATAGCCCTTATAGATTATTCACCAAAAAACATATTATCATGGCAAAGTTTCAATTATTAAATCCAGTATTAAGAGTAGTAGGTCAAAAGTATGATGAAAAAGGCATACCCGTTGGAGAAATCAACAAAAATGTTCAAAATGCAGGTAACAAATACTTGTATTCCCAATTAATCAATCTTGATTGCCCTTGGGAAGGAACGCAAACCTACACAAGTTTTCAAAAGCCAGTAGTAGCCATATTTGAGCCACTACTAAGCATGCAACATGGAGGCATTAGTCAAACAGACCAAGCCATACCTGAGATGTTCCAAATTATTGAAGGTTGCTACGTGTCTTGGAAATCACCACAACCATTTTACAAGAAGCACTTGTCTGCACATCCGGCAAACCCAGCTAAAGGTACACCAGCTATTATGGCAGGAGACATTGTAAAACAAGGAGGAGTTCCAGTAATATACACAGAATTAGTTGTATTCTGTCAATATTACTATGACAGCCGTGGAGAAAAGCAATGGATGAGAGGAAGCACTCCTGAAGAAGTCGGAAGAGCAGCATTCAGTAACTACTGTATTCCAGCTAACGACACTCGTGCATTAGCAGCAGAGCAACCTCAACAACAAGAAACAATTGGAGGACAAACTATCAACACAGTTAATCCTAACCAACAACCTCAACAACAAGCTCAGCCTCAACAAGCTCAACCACAGTTTGTACAAGGCCCAGCTCAACAACAAGGTGCCGCATTTGACGCGTAACCACTAATTAGAACAAGAGAATAGCATAGTTTTAATGCGCTAGCTACTAATAAACACTAAAAAAACTATAAGACAGTCTGGTTCCTCTTAGGATAAGACGTCTTGCAACACCAGTTTCTTATAATAAGTCTAAGATGGAAATGCCGGTTACGGTTAATAGCACCATTGGCTCATCCTTATAAGTTTTAGGTGTTTAACAAATGCGTACAAGAGCTATGATAGACTCACAAAGAAAATGTATTTGCGAGTAAATAATGGTGAAATCACATTGCTTCAAGTAGTAATGTGGGGACCATTCCGCCCTATTTGCAATTATAAACTGCATAGTGACAGAGACCTAAGAGAGAGAAGCAAATGAGCGTTGATATCGTGACGAAAGTTGCGTTCCACCATTGTACGTAGGGGTGTGTGGGTAATCGGCTAAAGGAACGTTCTGTTATAGTATGTTGCGAGTACTGTGACACAAGGGATAGCATGGCGGCTCGGAAAGACGAGCTTTACTTGCTGGTAGGATAGTTTAAACCAGTCGTGCATCGTTTGGCAGTTGTTTGTGCACGTTAATCTATAAACCCGAAGACTGTACAGGAAACCAATTCCGATTTATAAGTTTGGTGACAACTTGAAAGAGAGTGACGGCCTGGAAAGACAGGCAAACGCTCACGAGTTACTGTGAGCAAAAGATTGCACATGAAGATTGAACGCTGAAGCATGTGGTAACTAAAAAGGAGAGATCTAGCAGGTTCAAGGTAGTTCCGCTTAGTGTTTGCCTACTAAGTATCACTACACGGTCAGATGGGAGAAGTATTTACACTATCGTCCTTTGGAAGACTGACATTTAAAAAAACTCAATAACTTCCCAAGACATTGAGGGCACCAGTTTCTTATAATAGTGTAGTTGGCAGACGTAAGGGCGTACTCAGCTGCCGTGTGAAGCAGTGAATTCTGTG